TTAGGCTCCGCTGCCGTCACAGTTGGCCGCCACCTGCACCGCGTTCTCCGGGGTCCACAGAGGGGCGCGACGGCGTGCGTGGATCCACCGCTGAACATCGCTCTGATACCAGCGCGTTCCGCCTCCGATCTTGTGCTTGGGTGGGAACGTCCCCTTTTCCATCTCGCGGTAGATGTAGCTCTTCTTCATCCCGGTTTGGGCTTCAACCTGCTCGAGCTTCAGCAGGACTTCGGGGATAGTTTCAGCTGCGCCCATGACGAGCCTCCGTTTCTTCAGATGGGAATATCGGCAGCAGCGCGGCTTGTGACGCCGCGCGGGCGATGTTCACCTGGTTTGCGATCTGCATCAGATCCAGGGTTGGGTCGTTGAATAGGGCCAGGCCGATCTGGGCCGTCAGCCTCTGGCTCGCTGTTTCCGCCAGCGGAGCCGGCGTGTCGATCGTGGCGACGGCGTAAGCGCGCCAAGCATCGCGGGCGGCCTGCAGCTGCGGCTCTCCCACGAACGTGAAAGTCAGCGACCATCCGCCGCCGGCGCACTGTTCCGCACTGGTGAGGGCGGTTTCAAGTGCTGCTGCAACCGCGATCGCAGTGCGCTGCTGGTGGGCCAGTGGAGATCGGCTCTCCGTGGCGATGTGCTCATTATTCAAGGCTCTTCCTCCTTCCTATGCATTTCGATGGATCTGCACGTGCTTCTGCGATTGCTCAAACATCCCCCTGCAGCAGCATCGATGGGTCGATACTCCAGCCGGCCTCGCGCGCGGCGCGGAGGCGCAGATCGTTGGCGTCGAATTCATCCAGCTGCAGCAGGGTGATCACCCCCTCAACTTGGCGCGGAAGCAGAGGCCGGCTGCGGCCGAACACGCGCCATACGCTGAGTACTTTGCAGTCCCATGCGGGCGCGAGGCAGGACAACTGCTTCCCGTGCTCGCGGCAGTACCGGCGGATCATGTCGCGCACTGTGACGTGCGCGGGGGCGGCGCCGCGCAGGGCGGCGCGTACGGATGCGGCTTTGGGGCCGGGGCTCATGGGACGTCTCCAAGTGCCAGGTCGAGTCCAAGCTGCCGTCGAGTACGCGCCTCTCCGATCAACACGCGCGCTTTTTGCTTGGCTTGGGTGATGGAGTTCATCAGGCCACCTCCGCCAGCGGCAGCGCCACCTGGTCCAGGTTTGCCTCTGCCAGGGCGCGCAGCGGCGGCGGGCTGACGCTGTTGCCGACCATGCGTACGGCCGCGCTGGTGGTCAGCGGGGTGCCGTTGGCAGTGCGATCGATGATGTAGCCCACCGGGAAGCCCTGCGCGCGGTACAGCTCGTGCGGCTTGAGCATGCGCAGGCCGATATCGACGATGACGTAGGGCGTGCCCTTGATGACCACCGTGACCAGCGCCAGCCGGTCTTTCGTGGTGATCGTGTCGGCGGGATCGGTCAGGCTCGGCACGTTGGCGCCGGTGCCGTAGTACTTGACCAAGAAGGCGGCCACCCGCAGCGCGCCCTCGTGGTGCTCGGGCGATAGCTCTGCCAGCTCTGCCTCTGCAACCGCTTGGCCGCCGTTTCCGCTGGCGGTCACCGTGCCAACTGGCAGATCGGCGGACTTGCTGCCAGCTCCCCAGCGCTGTGCACCGCCTGGTCGACCTTCGCCGTGCGCGGCCTGGACCATGAAGGCGGTGGATACGCCCAGCGCGTGCGCAGCGCCAGCCGGGCGGGCGGCGCCGGCACCCGAGGTGATCGTTGGCACTGGCTCAGTGGCGGGCGTGCCGATGCTGTCGCCTCGGAACTTCACCAGGTGCGGCGCCACCAGCGCGGTGTCGGCCTTGGCGGTCGTCGTGTGCAGCGGATCGCCACCTGACCGCGGCTCGGACTGGCCAGCGCGCCCGCCGACGCCGGCGAGGATCGGTGTCACCACCGAGAAGTGGCCGCCCTTCACCCCGGCGCACATCGTGCGCAGCGGGTCGCTCGCATCCATGGTCCGCTGGGTGCTGGCGTTGGCATGCTCGGTGATAAAGGGCGCCAGTTCCGGCATCGCCAACATCAGCTCGCCGCGATTGGCGGCGGTAATGGTGCGCAGCGGCTCGTGCACGCCATGGACGCGGTCGGCGCCCTGGTGTGTCACCGGCACGATGAACGGGTCCGCAGACTGGATGACGTGGCGCATGGTGCCCTTGGCGATGCGGCGCATCGTGGCGTCGGCCAGCGGCCGCTTGCGCCCTAAGATGGACGGGCAGGGAATACTGAAGTCCAAGCAGTCGGCGGCCGATACGCGCGGCTTCTGGCCCGGCGCGGTGCCGTGGCTTGCCGCAGGCCACACGATCGGCTCGCCGTCGCGACGGCCCAGCAGGAACAGGCGCACCCGGCTGGTGCCGGCGCCGTAGTCGCTCGCCACCAGCTTTTTCCATTCGACCACGTAGCCCAGCGCACGCAGCGCGGCGACGAACTGGCGCCAGGTACGGCCGGTGCGGCTCTTGTCCGGCACAAGCTGCTGATGCTCGACCGGCACACGCTCGCCGCGCTCAGCAACGGTGCCGTCCATCTTCAGGACACGACCGGTGGTCTTGCAGCGCTTGGCGATCAGCGGGCCCCAGGTCAGGATCTGCCACACGTTCTCCATGGAGAAGATGCGCGGCGCGGTGTTGGTGCCGTTGACCAGGTCAGCGCGCAGCAGCATGCCGATCCACTTAATCACAACCCAGGACAGCGCACGGGTCTTCCGGCTGCGCGGCTGGCCGCCCTTAGCCTGGCTGAAGTGCGTGCAGTCCGGCGAGGCATGGAACCATCCGATCGCGCGGCCGGCCACGTCAACGCGCGGGTCCGCATGCCAGATGTCCTCGCGGTGGTGGCTGGTGAGCGGGTGGTTCGCCGCGTGCATGCCGATCGCCAGCGCGTCGTGGTTGTAGGCGAGCGCCGGGTCTTGGCCCAGCGCCTGCTTCAGCGCCTCGCTGGCGCCGCCGCCGCCGGCGAACAGATCGACCACGATCTCACCGGCGCGCAGGCGCGAGCGCTGCGGCAGCGGAAAATTGAACGAGCGGGAGCCATCAGCCATTGGAAACCTCGTTGATCTTGTTGAACTCGATGACCCACACCCACGGGTTGCTGACCCAGCCGCCGCCGGTGCTGGTCCACAGGTCGCGGAAGGCGAATCCTGCGGATCTGTGCATGCCGGTGCGCGCATAACCGTTCATGGCCTCGCGATCGATCCCCTCGGCCAGCGCGTCGGCCTCGCTGATGTCATGCAGCCGCTCCACGCGCACGTTGGTGATCTCCAGCACCAGGCGGCATGCTTCGCGCGGCATGTGGATGCTGGGCCGCCACTTGATCCCGTAGTCCTTTCGGGCGTAATCGCCAGGCGAGCCCGGCAGCGTGTCTGCCGAATAGGCATAGCGCTGGATGGGGCCATCAATATTGGGTCGATGCTCGATACCAGTGCCGCGCAGGTCGGTGAAGCTCTCCCGCACCCACAGCCGGTCGCCGGGCTGGCCGAAGGGGCAAAGGTCGTTGCCCGGACTGGCGACGTACTCGGGCGTGAACTGGGCCTTGCCGAGCCAGTCCAGCGCGACGCCCTTCACCGCGCGCCGGGTCTGCGTCTTCGCGCCAGAAAGGATGGCGCGCACCATGGCGCCGTTGAACAGGATGGGTCGCTCGCGCATTACACGTCCTCCCGCAGCCTGGTGCGCCGGTCACGCGGCGGCTTGACGGTGGCCAGGGTGGTAGGGTGATCACAAGCCTGCAGTGTCTGTGACGGACTTTTCCTACACTGGCTAGTGAATAGGCAACTCGAAGGCGTGGCGGCACAGTCGTGGACGCCGACGTCAATCAGGGAGGAACTGCCAGATGTACGAGCTCGTTGGTCCATATCTTGTTCACTGGAGTGCGACTGGCGAGCAGCGTTGTGCTGCGGGCCAATGGACTGGGCATTGGGCGATTTACCATGCTCATCAGTGCAATTTCGACCGTTCGGTTGCCCGGGGAAGCACGGACATTTGTCCGTATCCTGGCGAGGCGCTGATCCTTGCGAAAAACCAAGCACTGAAAGTGGTGGAATCGCTCCCTGAGGATGAGTAACTAACTCAGCCATTGCCCACCCCCGGCGCTGCATCGCGCTGGTCGATCAGGGCCGCGATCTTGCTGGCGATCCGTTCGGCTTCGCTTGCCCCATCGTCGTGCCGGTGGTCTTCCGGATCTGCGACTTCCAGATCGAACTCCATGCGCAGCAACTCGGCAACCTGGGTGCGGAACGGCCCCAGGTCGATGCCCTGCGCGGGCGCAGCGACATAAAGCGGTGCCATGTTGCTCACGCGATCCGCCACGCCAGGGAACAGCTCGGCGATGAAGCCACCATCGACCCTTGTGCGTACCTGCCCGACAGGCGGCTGCGCCCCCGGCTGGCGGGCGGCGAGGTGACGCATGTTCGGGCATTCGGCAGTGTGCAGCTCACCCTCCGGCTGCGCGCAGCAACCGTAGATGCGAACCGGCTGGCGGGCAGCGAGGGCGGCGGCCGCATCCTTTTCGATCTGATCAGCGAACGACAGCGAATCATCCAGCGCCCCGCACCATGCCGCCTTGTGCGGCGATGCGGCGAATGCTTCGAGATTCTTGACGATGCCCGCGGCCAGACCACGAACCTCCAGCCACTTTGCCCGCGCATCCCCCTGCACCTCGCCAACCGGCTGCTTGCCAGTTGCGGCGAGGTACTGGGCCAGCGCGCATGCGAAGTCGGCAGCCAGTTCAGTCGCGATGTAGGTAGTGAAGTCGTGTCGACGCATCTCGCGCGCGAAGAAGTGAGCGATGTAGCAGCGGGCGCCATCGCTGGTGCTGAGTGGCGCGGCGGGCTTCTCGGTTGTCATGGCTGGCTTCCCTTCTCGTGGTCTCTGATGCGGTCGATGAGGTAGGTGGTTTCGTTGCGCCACTTGGCGCGGTCTGTCGGGCCGAGGAACTTAGTCAGGTACTGGAGCTTTTCGAGCGGCTCGATCAGCCAGGTGATGCGGAAGGGCACGGATGAGCGGTGGTCGCGGAGCGGGGCGTGCGGCCGGCAGTCCGGCCCTGCGAGCCATTCGGCCTCGTCGCAGTCCAGGCATCGGCCATCACCGTTGCTTCCGGGCGGCCACCGGTGCTCCTGCCTTCCGACCGGCGGGTGCAGGTAGAGCGCGCGAATGATCAGATTGCGGCGCCGCGGGTTGGCCACGTCCTCGAGCTCGGCCTCTTCCCAGGGCTCTCTGCTGCCGCGCCGCCGGCATTCGTAGCGGACCGGCTTCTGCGAGCCATACAGCTGCTCCATGAAGACCTTTGCCCAGGCAGCCGCTACCTCCGCCGGCACCGGCTCGCCGGCGGCGCCAGCGCGGCGCATGGCGCGCACCGTAGAGGCGACGGTCGGCGTCTGCATGCTCAGGCGCCCGCGCTGCTGATGCGGAAGGCGGCGGCCAGCACGTCGAAGAGCTGGCCCAACTCACCGGTCTGCAGCGCAAAGCGCGCATCCAGTTCCGCGCGCCGGCCGTCCACGTCGGCATCGGCCAGCTTGTCCAGCGCGCCGTCCAGGAACTTCAGCTTCCGCAAAATCAGGTCATCGCCCAGCACGAAAGACAGGTTGTCCTGCAGGACCAAGGCAAGCTTGGTGACCTGCTTGCCCGCGTCCAGGTGACGGCCGATCTCATCGCTCAGCAGCTCCTGTTTCTGCAGGCGGGCTACGCTGCCTCCTTCGACGGGATCACGCAGTTCGGCTTCATCGCCCAGGCTCAGGCCTTCCGGCAGGGGCTCGCCAGCGATCCAGCCGGTCAGCACCGATCGGGTGGGGACTTCGGCGTTCAGTGGCATGGCAGGAAAGGAGCCCAGCAGGGCGCGGATATCAGAGATAACGCTCTCGCCGTTGCCGCGGCTGCTGCTATCCACGAACGCGACCCCGCGTTTCATGTCCAAGAACACGTCGGTGCGGCCAGAGGTAATCAGGGCGAGCGGCATCAGCTCGTGCAGGAGGTCGTCTTTCATACTCTTCCGCTCACGGCCGCCCGGCTTGCGCCCCTCGGTCTGCTCGAGTTTCTCGATCTTGGCTGCCAATAGGTTGTTGACCGCCGAGGCAGGCAGGATCTTCTTCTCGGTGCCGACGGTGAGCCACAGCCAGTCGCCGATGCGGTGGGACAGGACGGCGGTTTCCTCCCGGCCGAACGGTGAAATGAACCCGCGTGAGGTCATTTCCAGTGGGCCAACCGGCTTCAGCTGCATCTGCGGCAGCAGCGCATCCACTTCGGAGAAATCGATGGCGGTCGGAAAGCGGAACAGGATCAGGTTGCGAAGGAACATGTGATCTCCAGATCAGGTCTTGTCAACGGCGCGGTGGCGGGTGTATCCGACGCCTTCGATGGGGATGCCGCGCCAGGTCAGTGCTGCGGCGGTGAGCGGTGCGGGGCGCGCGTCGCGCCACTTCTCCTTCGATCCGGCCTTGCGGCGTTCCAGCCAATCGGCCTTGGCTTTATCTCGGCGCGGTCGCTGCATGCGGCTCAGGATCCGGCGGACGCAGTGCCTCAGGTCCGCAGCGTTCACCACGACGCGAGCGGGGAGGGTGCTCTTAGCGAGCCCGTAGCCGTCCACATAGGCGGCCACCTGGTGCCGAACGTTTTCGACCTTGGGTGCATCGCCATTCGGCTTCTCAGGGAACTCGGGCTCTTGGGCGAAATCGACAACGATGGTCGGGGCGTTGTCCGCCGGCTGGTGGGAGTGCTCATTGGCTCCCTGTGCATGCCGCACTGCCGGCGTTGTCGGGCTGTTTGCTGCACCGGTGGGTGGAACGGCACCGGGTTCATAATCCTTATGGGTCATCGGGAGTTGCCCTTGAGGTCGTTGTTGATCCGGTCGATCCGGATGGGTTGGATGGCGTCGGTCCGTGACGCCGACGGCTCAGCGAGATTGCGTTCGCGGCCAGAGGGCAGGCATACGCTTCTGCCATCCGGCGTAATTGATCCGGTGGCCGGCCTTGAGCGCGCGCTGGTGCATCTCGCCGAACTGCACGCGCAATCCATGGAAGCGATCAGGGTGAGCGACCAGTGCAGCCCGGTACCGCTCCATGCGCTGCTCTGCGGTCGGTCGGACGGTGCGGGCGAACACGGCGTCATGACCGCCGCCCAAGAGATGCAGGCCGTCCATCAGCGCACCAGCCTGTGCATGCCCGGCGCGATGCGCTCAAGTCGCTCCGCTGCATCGCGCAGAGCCTGGCCGCTGGCTTGGTGGATGCGGTACGGGTGCCGGCGCGGCCTCTTGGCACGATCCAATGCCGCGCGCTGGTCCTGGTTCAGGGCCGGGGCCGGCAGCTTGATTGCAGGCGCTCTCATTCGATGTGGTCCTCGCTCCTGGCGTGCTGGCGCAGCGCGTGGTCGACGGCCTCGCAGTCGTCGCACATATGGTTGTTGGTCGGGTCGCATTCGCACCGGTGGGCTGCAGGCGCGATCGGGCGCGCGAGGGGCGGGATGCCGATGCGCATGTGTTCAATGAAGTCGTGCTCGGTCACGAGTCACCACCTTCGACGCGAATGCTCGGCATACCGGCGACTTCGACAGATGGGTAGAAAACGCGGTACTTGCCGGTTTTCAGGTTCTTCGTTCGTACACTTACCGATGCCCAAGGCTTGCCGTTGCAGGTCACGTGCAAGTCGACGGTGGTGCCAACGATCAGTGCTTCCCGTTCGACAGGGGCATGGCCATAGCGTTGCGATCGAACGACGCAGAGCGCACCCGGCGGATATGCGTCCCAGCCGGCGTTAAAGGCGCCCATTGCTGCGTCTTCCAGCACCGAGAGACTGGTATCCAGCGCTAGGCGATTGTCGCGGTACTGGCGGCTCATGCGGCACCGCCTTGGGCGCGCAGCATTCGGCGCAGATTCTTTCGCACGTCGGCGATGGCCCGGCCGGCGCTGGCTCGGCGATCCAGCACGGCCAAGGCGGCAACGTCTGCGGCAGCTGCTGCCTGATTGGGAGAGAAGCCCATGCTGGCGGCGGCGGTGGCTACGGCCTTCGCTGCTCCAGCCGCGCGCTCGGCGAGCGGGTAGGTAATGGCGGCGATCATGCGGCACCGTCCTGGCTGATCGTGTAGCCGCGGTTGCGGGTGGCGTTGATGCGGTAGCCGTGCTGGCCCAGCTTCTGGCGCAGGCGGCAGATGGTTACTTCCACCGTGTTCGACTTGCGGGTGTTGGCGCCGTACAACTTCTCTTCCAGCGAGGCGCGGCTGATGGGAGCTTCGCCCGCATCGATGATCAGTTGCAGCACCTTTGACTCGGTAGGACTGAGTGGCAGGCGGGCGCCGCCGACCATTGCGGCGCGCGGCTCAGTGCGAAGGCCGGTGATCACGGCGCCACCTCGATGAAAGCCAGGTCGTGCATCACGCACTGCGCCCGGGTTAGCACGGCGTGCGTGCTCGGCAATTTGCCGTCTGCGGTCGGCAGGGGGAAAACCGCATTGGCCCGGACGCATGCCGCGGGGGAAACCTGGTAGGAGCCGCTCAGCACGGCATCGGCCGCGTCGAGGGCTAGCTGCCAGCGTGCAGGCTGGAAGTTCTGGGTGAGGGCTTTGGTGATGCCGGGCGCGCAGTCGGGCACACGACTCGCGTCGCGGAAAGCGTTGAGGCTGGTGTTTGCCACCGTGGCGCGCAGGGCCCAATCGTCGGCGGCGGCCAATTCGTACACAGCCAAGGCTGCGCAGATTCGCGGGCTGGTGATCACCAGCCTGTCGGGGGCGTCCTCAGCGCCATCCGCTGCCGGCGCTTCGCCGGGAACGGCCCAGGCCGCAACGGCCAAGACGATGAAGCAGGCGAGGGTTGGCAAGCCCAGGCGTACGGCCAAGCGGTGGCGCTTTGAGATCTGCATAGCTGCATCCGGCGTAAGAGACGGATGCAGATTACCAAATGGTAAATTTTAAGCAATACCAAAAGGTAAAAAATTTCTACTGGGCTGATCTCAGGCCAGTGGTGTGCCCTTACTATCGCGTCTAACTGTGAAGGCTTGCAAGATCGAGAGAAGAGCTAGCAGGCAAAAGAGCGCAGCAAAAACAATAGGTTCCATCACAAGAGAGACGCCTAGAGCGGCGATCTTGGCCGTGCCGAGGCCGAACTTTCCAATGTAGAAATCGTTGAAGCCCACTGTGCCGAAAAGAAGGGAGAGGACGATGTACATCGCTCGGCTGCTTGCAGGAAGCTGCGAAGATGGCGGGCTTTTGGTGGCCGGCACATCTTGCATAGCTTGTGGTCGAGCTCCCGGGGGAGGTACGTGGGGTGGGACTCGCTGAGGTGCGCCGCAGCCCGGGCAGGCCGCAGCCTTGTCGCTAATTTCTCTGCCGCATTCCTGGCAGCCGACCAACGCCATATCTCGTTCCTTCAGTTGAACCGTTCAATGCGATTTCGGAGGTACACCTTTCCGCCGATTGTGGCGCCAGAAGGCATTGGAAACGCTGGATACAAAGCCGAATTCGCGCTTACCACGTACACGGCGGTGCCTCTGTCCTGCAGGCCTTTAACCTGCTGGCCATTGCCTGTATTGATCAGGTAGATGCCATCGCCATCGAAGACTTGAACGCCGGAGTCCACGAGAAGCGTTTCGCCCGGTTGAATGATAGGGAGCATCGAATCCCCGCGGCCGGTCACGAGAACCAGACGTCCAGGCTGTGGGACAAATCCTACGATCGAACGAATGTAGCTCGCCGTAAAGTCCATAGAGCGAATCACTTCCGGGAAATCGTCGTTGATCCTTCCTTCTCCCATCCCCGCTTCCCCGTCCAATTGTTGGACGCGAACATATTCGTTACTTGTCGCAACCTCTGAGACCTGACGGGTTGGCTGCTTGTGGTCCATCTGGTTCAAGGGAAAAGTCAGGTAACCCTCAGGCATCCCGGCAGCTTTTTGCAGCGAAGATGCGCGCTTCTCGCCGAACGACTTTCGCTTCAGCAGTCCAGATAGCTCACCTTGATTGATGCCGGTGGCGGCAGCAAAGGAAGCTTGGCTGCCGCCGTGGTGCTCGGCGATCCACTGCTGGAGGCGCTCGCGGCGGGCGGCGACGGTAGGGGAGTCATCAGTACTCATTGGGCAAGTTTCGGTTACCTGCTGGTAATTGACCAAATGGTGTTGCATTGTCTTTACCTTCTGGTAAAGTCGTCGCCTATGGACACACTTCGCGCTTACCTCGGCACCTTGGCACCAGATGATCAGGCAGCGTTTGCCGTCAAGGCTGGAACGACGATTGGCTATCTACGAAAGGCCTTGAGCAAGCGGACGCGCTTTGATGGCGCGCTGGCTCGAAGGCTTGATGAGCAGAGCGGCGGGCAAGTCTCTCGAAGTGAGCTTCGCCCGGACATCTTTGATGCGCCTGGCGTAGCCATTGTTGACCCAGACGCAGATCGCATCGTCCCGGTAGAGGGGGCCTGAGCGATGCGCACTGAAGCTCCCCGCCACTCGTCGCAACCCAGTGATCTCGCTTCTGCCTTAGCTGACGGAATGACCCCCCGGCAGCTCAGCGAGGTTGTTCTTTCCTCGGGCCTTCCACCGCAAGCCGGGTCCTCTCGCTCACCACCGAAAGCCCCCGCTGCAAGGAGGACTCGAGCTGGCTCGCATGTGGCCGTTTCGATGCCCCCTGGTTGGACCTTGGAAGAGGCACCAGAGGGCAACTACACCATTCGCTCAGCTGACGGACGTGGGCCCGGAGAGCGTGGGCCTGACATGCATGTCGATCTCGCCCACGTCGCCCTGAGTAATGAACGAAAAAGATCCGTTCGCCAGCAGAAGAAAAGTAACCGACGAGCCTGAGTGGAAGTGAACCGTAACGTCCACGTCCCGTCCGTTGGGGTTGTTGATGGTGGTTGTTTTTCCGGGCTGAGGTTCCAGCGGAATCTTGAAAACCTGATCGTTTTCCATGGCGCACTCCCTGCGTGCTGTGTTGTTGGCACAACAAGCTTAACGCCGGGAGTGCGCTACCCCAACTCAATTTGTGGGTCGTCCTGTCCATGGCGACCACTTTGCATCGCCTCCCGAGGTGCGTAAATGAAGCCTGATCCTCAGTACCAAGAACCGCGGTCGGCGGTGGTGTTCCGCCACACGACCGACGCTATCCGCAACAGCGGCCACACCGATACGAGTCTGGCTCAGGCAATCGCCGAGCAATACCAGGCAGACGTGGCCCCCAGCGAGCGCAACGTTCAGTTCCACTCGGGCGATGACGCCGACAGCATCGAGCGCGCGCTGAAGGCGAACGCCCAGCTGGTTGGCCGGATCCGCAATGGCACGGTCAAGATGCCAGTGGATCTGGAAGAGTCCTGGGTGCGCGCGCTGCCGCCGCAGTGGCGCGACGCCTGCTCACGCGAGTTGGCCCAGCGCTATGGCTTCCTGGGCGCGCGGATCCCGATGATGGAACCGCATGCTGGCGTGCTGGCTGTGGCCCGTTTGTCGGTCGAGTTTGGCCACACTCTGGAAGCGCTGACCAACATCCTGGCCGACGGCCGCATCTGCCCGAAGGACATCCCCGAACTGCGCCGCGCGCTGGACGAGATGGGGCAGCTGGAAGCCGAGCTGATCACCGCGAAGCGCTACGTCACCGGCCACCTGCTGGATCTGGCACCGCGCGCGGTCGGTGGTGGGCGCCAATGACTACGGCAGTCATGGTGAGCTGGGCGATCGCCGTGGTCGGCGAGTTCGATGCCGCCGGCCGCCGCATCCCTGAAAACGTGGTGCAGCTGCTGCCCATGGTGGACGTGGTGCTGTGGGCTAAAGAGCAGCCGCTGCCACTTCAGGTGGATGCGCTACAGGCGCAGTTCGGCCTCTCCCGCGCTACCGCCTACCGGTGGCTGGCCGCGCTGCAGGACGTGCACGATCCTGCTGCTGCACGGGAAAAGCTGCCAGACGACCGTGCGCCCTTCGCAGGCCGCCCAAAGGAGGCGCAGTTGCTGCGCGGCGCGGGGGATCGGGTGTGATCTATTTCGAGATGTACCCCGGCGACTACCTCAAGGACACAACGCGGCTGTCCCTGACCGACCACGGTGTCTACTTCAAACTGATGCTCGCCTACTACTCGGAAGAGCAGGCGCTGCCGGAAAGCTTGGCGGAGCTGTACGTCATCGCCGGTGCCATCACTTCGGGCGACAAGGCCGCAGTGAAGAAGGTGGCCGAGCGTTATTTCCCGGTGGCTGAGGATGGCCTGCGGCACAGCAAGCGCTGCGACGAACAGATCGCCACCGCTCAGGTCCGCATCGCGGAGGGGCAGGGGCGCCGGGAGGACAGGAAGAACAGCGAAGCCGAGCGGCAGGCGCGCACTCGCGCCAGACGCACGATGCTGTTCGAAGATCTCCGCAATGCGGGCGTCGTGCCAGACGGTATGGCCACCATGGCGCAGCTGAAGGCGCTTCACCTCACGCATGTGACTGGCGACGAGCGCGTGACTTCCGACTGCCTGTCACGCGTGACAAGTCACGCTGCGTCACGCGTGACAGGGGGTGTGATCACAGGTGTGAACACGGGTAACCAGACCCCAGACCCCATATCTACTACTCCAGATACATCACTGCACGCTCAAAGATCTCTGAGCGGTGTGACCGATGCGGGGCGTGCGTGCCTGCTGATGCGTCAGGCAGGTTGCCACTCGACCAACCCCAGTCATCCCGACCTTCTCGCCGCGCTGGCTGAAGGCGTGACCCCGGAGGAATTGGGCGACACCGCAGCCGAGGGGATGACCCGTTCCCCGCCTGTCGCCAAGCCCTTCCCCTGGGCAATCCAGACCGCTCGAAGCCGAAAAGCCGCCGGCGCAACGCCGACGAACCCCACAAACACCAGAGGCCCCAATGCAAACTCTCAGCTCGGTTCTGCCGATCACGTCGCAGAGCAGCGACGCAAATTCGAACAGCGCTCGGCAGCTGTCGGCTTTGGCGGACCAGGCGGCGACATCATCGACGCCGACTTCGAACTCGTCCAGCACTGACCCGGATCAGCGCGCGGTGAGTGCCCTGTGGACGGTATGGGAGCGCATGGCTGGCATGTTCCCCGGGAAGTGGGTGCGCGAGAACGGCTCTTCCCCGGTGAACAACGCTGGCGGCCTGACCACAGCAGGCGAACTGTGGTTCCAGGTGCTGACCGGCATCACCCCGCGCCAGGTGGCAGACGGCCTGGCCAACTGCCTGCGCAGCGCCTTGCAGTGGCCGCCGAACCCCGGGCAGTTCCGTGCGATGTGCCTTGGTATCCCGGCCCTTGCCGAGGTTGATGGCCAAATGCGGCCCGGGCAGGCCCATAGCGGATTCACCGTACTGGTGCGGTCTAGGTTGGACCTGCACGCCTACGCCACAGCCGAGAGCGGCGCGGTGCAGCAGCGCATGCTGGCCAACGCCTACGAGCGGGCGGTGAAGCACGTCATGGACGGCGGCGCCGTACCCGCGCCGGTGGCCGCGCTGCCCGCGCCGAAGCCCGAGCCGCAGGTTGTGCGCGATCGCGATGCGGCGCGCAGTGCCATGGCACAGGCCGCCGCTGAGCTGGGATTCGGAGGCATGCATGGAGCCGACTGACATCCGCGCCTACCAGCGGCAGCTGGTCCTGTTCTGCCTGGGCATCCATGGCGACAGCACCGCAGCTGAGGCGCTGGAACTGATGGGCAACGCTGCACTGGAGGCAGGCGCGCCGCGCGAGGCCATGTTGCTCACCACCGCTGCCGCGGCCGGTCTGTTGCGTGAGCTGGACCGCGAGGGGCTTGTTCGTCGTTGCGAGAACCGCGCCAGTGGCCGCGATGGTCGGCCTGTGGCCACCTGGGCAGTGACCGATGCAGGCCGCGTGGACAACATGCCGCTTCCGCCCTCGGGCCAGCAGCAGCTGGCCATGCCGCAGCTGGCACTGGCACCGACGCATCGCACTCGCGGTGGACTGACCATGCAGCAGCTGGTGGGCCTGCTCAACGTCGAGTTCGACTGCATGCTAGAGCAGATGGACCGTGAGCACCAAGCCACACAGCAGCGTGCGCGACACGAATTCGAGGCATTCCGCCAGCGCGCGATGCGCGTATGGGCCGCTTCAGAGGCGTCCGCCTGATGGTTCCGAAGACGAAGGGGCGCCGCTCGCTGCGCTACGCCAATACCCAGGAGATGCCAGAGGGGATGCGGCGCCTGGTCGAAGCCAGCACAGCGGTGGCGCCGCAACCCACCGCGGCGCGTGCCTACCGGCCCCCGGCCGCCGCGCAGCCATCCGCCAGCGGCAACGCCGCCGGCAAGGTCGCGCGCGGCAGGCCGCGCCACGTGCCGGGTGAGATGAACAAGACCGAAGAGGCCTACGCCGCACACCTGAAGCTGCAGCTGGCCGCTGGCGCGATCGCGTGGTTCCGCTTCGAGTCCGTGAAGCTGAAATTGGCCGAGAAGACGCACCTGACCATCGACTTCTTCGTGATGACGGCCGCCGGAGATCTGGAGGCACATGAGGTGAAGGGTTTCTGGGAGGAAGACGCACGCGTGAAGGTGAAGGTGGCCGCTGCTATGTACCCGTTCCGATTCCTGGCAGTCCAGCGCGCCCCCGGCGGCGGCTGGAAAACGGAGGTGTTCTCTTGAACGCGATGATGATTGGCGGCGCAAGCGTGCGCCGCGACGACGTGGGCAGGTTCTGCCTTAACGATCTGCACCAGGCCGCCGGCGGCGCCAAGCGGCACCAGCCCAGCGACTGGCAGCGCCTGAAGCAGACCGAGGAACTGGTGGCCGAACTGGTCAAATCCGGGGATTCCCGGGTTTACCCCGTGCACTCGGTGGCCGGCCGCTACGGTGGCAGCTACGTGGTGCGCGAGCTGGTCTACGCCTACGCCATGTGGATCAGCCCCAGCTTCAGCCTGCGGGTGATCCGTGCGTACGACGCGCTGGTGGCAGGCGCGCCCGCACCTGACCCAATGCAGGCGCTGACCGACCCGGCGACGCTGCGCGCGCTGCTGCTGTCCTACAGCGAGAAGGCCGAGATCCTCGAAGCGCGCGTGCAGTACCAGGAGCCGCAGGTGCGCGCGCTGCTGCGGCTGAGCCAAGCCGATGGCGCCTTCAACATCAGCACCGCGGCCAAGATGCTGCAGGTGCAGCCGCGCCAGCTGTTCGCTTGGCTGGCCGAGCATGGCTGGATCTACCGCCGCGCCTGCAGCAAGAACTGGCTGGCCTACCAAACCCGTCTGCAGCAGGGCGTGCTGACGCACAAGGCCAGCGTGCAGCGGAGGGAAGGAGAGCCTGATCGCGTGCACGAGCAGGTGCTGGTGACCGCAAAGGGTCTGTCGCGGCTGGCCGAGAGCATCGACCGGGGACAGATGACCTGGGCGCAGGCCGACGCGGCGACCGGGCTGCAGCTGGCTGCGGAGGTGACCTGATGGAAAACGCATTGGTGAATGAGGCTCGTTGGCTGTCGGAAGAGGCACATGCCACCCAAACCGATAAGGCTGGCCGGCCATACATCGAGCATGTGGCTCGGGTCGCAGCGGCGGTCGCCGGCGATGACGCCGCCGAAATGGTGGCATGGCTCCACGACGTACTAGAGGATCAGCCGGCCTTCGCGACCAGCGTCATGCTGTTCCCGCAGGACGTGGTGGAGGCTGTGTTCGATCTGACACGCGGCGTGAACAAGAGCGAGGCGTTCTACTACTGGAGCATTCGGCAGAACCCTCTGTCGCTCAAGGTGAAGCTGGCGGATATCGCCGACAACAGCGACGAATCGCGACTGGTTCTGCTGGATCCGGAGACGGCGGCTCGCCTGCGGGCGAAGTACGCCAAGGCGCGCGCTGCCCTAGGGGTGAAGTGATGGGCGGTCCGATCATCACGCAGCGGGAGTTGGCACCGATGAAGCCAGGCACCGCAATGGAAGAGCAGTTGCAGCTAAAGGGCATTGGCCGGCTGCTGGCCGGCTTCGGGTATCGCTACGGGTCTGAGATCCAGCTGCACGAGGTTCTGGCCACCGTCCTGGACAGAGCGGGCCACGCGCACGTGCGCGAGTACCGGCTGGACGCCAGCAACCGCGCTGACTTCTGGCTGGACGGTCTGGTGATCGAGGTGAAGGTGGCCGGCTCGCTCGCCGATGCCCTGCGGCAGGTGGGGCGCTACATCAAACTGCCGCAGGTGCGCGGGGTGCTGCTGGTCACCACAGAGCGCTGGGGCGAACGCCCGCTGGTGGCCCGGCCGGCGTGGCACGGCAAGCCCTTCAACATCATCCGCCTGAAGAGGCAGGCACTGTGATGCAGACAACCTATGGAACCCTCCTGTACAGCGCCGCCGGCAGCACCTGGCGGGTGATCTGCGAGCCGCAGGTGCGCGCGCGCATGAAACGCGTGTTTCCCCGGGTGCGCCAGCACGCCGCAGAGCACATCGACCTGTCGGCCACGCCAGAGAACAGCCGGGAGCTGCAGTGGTTCACGCAGCGCTACCCGCTGTCGATGGATGCCGACACCGAGCGCGCGCTGCAGCTGCTGGCCGCCGAGCATGTTGACATGGAGCGAAGTCTGGGCGAGCTGCTGGCCGGCCGCGTGCAGATACCAGAGTTCACCTTGGCCAAGCCGCCTCGGGAGTACCAGCGCGTCGCGGGCGCGCAGCTGTCCATCCGTGGCGGCCTACTGCTGGCCGACGATCTTGGCCTTGGCAAGACGGTCACCGGCATCTGCCCGATGGCCGCGCCGGGCAACCTGCCGGCGGTGGTGGTGTACCCGGCGGCGCTGCCGAACCACTGGCCGGAGAAGCTGGCCGAGTTCGCGCCGCAGCTGCGCGTGCACCACATCAGGAAAGGTGCGCCGTACCCGCTCGTGCGGCAGCCGAAGCAGCGGATCAAGGATCTGTGGGACACGCTGCCGGACGTAATCCTGGTCAGCTACCACAAGCTCCGGGGCTGGGCTGAGACGTTGGGCGAGATCGCGCAGTACGTGGTGTTCGAAGAATGCCAGCAGCTGCGCAGCCCGGACAGCAGCATCCACAGCGCCTGCCGCCACCTCGCCAGCCGAGCAAGGCTGCGCATGGGCCTGACCGCCACCCCGATCTACAACTACGGGTGCGAGTTCTTCCATGTGGTCGACCCGCTGCTGCCGGGCTGCCTGGGCACCTATGACGAGTTTCTCCGGGAATGGTGCATTTCCGCGCCCGGGGAGAAGGCCAAGCTGCAGGACGCAGAGCAGTTTGGCCAGTACCTGCGGCGGCAGGGGATCATGCTGCGCCGCACCCGCAAAGAAGTAGGGCGCGAACTGCCGGCGCTGTCAAAGATCCCGCACGAGGTGGAGGCCGACGCCAAGGCGCTGGACGCCATCACCGGCGACGCCGCTGCGCTGGCGCGGATCATCCTGCGGGCCAACGAGCAGTACCGCGGCGAGAAGATGCAGGCCGCCGGCGAATTCGACCGGCTGCTGCGGCAAGCGACGGGCGTGGCCAAGGCCCCCTACGTGGCCGAGTTCGTCAGGCTGCTTCTGGAGAGCGGCCAGAAGGTGCTGCTGTTCGGGTGGCACCGGGAGGTCTACAGCATCTGGCAGGAGAAGCTGGCTGCGTACAACCCGGTCATGTACACCGGCAGCGAGTCTCCGAACCAGAAACAGGCGGCGAAGGAGGCATTCATCGCCGGCGACAGTCAGGTGATGCTGATCAGCCTCCGCTCTGGCGCGGGCATCGATGGACTGCAGCACGTTTGCAGCACCGCGGTATTCGGCGAGCTGGATTGGTCGCCCGGCGTCCACGAGCAGTGCATCGGCCGTGTGCACCGCGATGGCCAAGGAGAGCCGGTCATGGCGTATTTCCTGCTCTCCGACAGCGGCAGCGACCCGATCGTGTCGGACGTGCTCGGGGTGAAGCGCGAACAGATCGAGGGCGTGCGCAGCCCAGGCGAACATCTGGTGGAGCGTCTGGACGTAGGCGAGAACCAGCTGCGCGCGCTGGCCCAGCAATTCCTTCAACAACAGGGCGCGGCCCTGGAAACAACCAACGTTACAACCATGGAGACCTCCCGATGATTCCCAAATTCCTCAGCCTGGACGAGGCAACCCACCACCTGTACCTGGAAGGAAAGGAGGGCCCCATCAGGTGCCAGGTCGACGGCAGCCTGTGGGAGGTCTGGCAGGACGGCCGGTCCCGCTGGGTCAGCAACTGCGAGGTGGCCTGATGTCGGCAGTGGCGGCGCCCGCGGTGGACCTGACGCCGTGTGGCAACTGCGGCAGTCACGAAGTGCGCATGCGCGCGCGTGGCAGTGTCGGCAGCCGCCGCACCGCGCAGGTGGTCTGCGCGCGCTGCAGCGCCCATGGTGAGCTTTGCGTCGGGGCCGATGCAGAAGATCAGGCGGCCCGGGCATGGGGGCACAAGCCCCATTTGCTGTCGGCACCTCCGGTGGTCAGAGCGGCTCGTGGCCGAGTATCTGCGGCAGACCCCACCCTGCAGCGTGATCCACTCGAGCTGATCGCCCGCATGCTGGTCGGAGGGAGCTTCCGCGAGCCATCGGACGGCAGGTCAACCATGCCGACGCTGACGGCTGCTGACATCGCTGGCGCAGTAGGCATGATGCGCGACTCTGTCGCCAAGCAGGCCGTGCTGGCGGTGGCGCTGCGAGGGCAGGGAGTGTCTCTGTCGTCGCTGGGGCGTTCTTTGGCCAGGAGGGTGATGCGACAGATCCAGTGGCAGCGCCGCATAGGCGCAAAGCCCGAGCTTCGAATGGATGACCCGGCTGACCGCTGGCGCATGCGTATGGTGCTGCAGGACGCGGTGAACGATCTGGTGTGGCCCGAAGGGAAGATCGCGACACAGGATGCGGCCAAAGCGGCGAAGATGCGGAAGGGGGACTATCTCCGTGTGTACGGGATCGCGGCCGCAACGCTGCGCCAGGCGCTTGAAGATGGCCGGAGAGAGTTCAGTGCCAGGATTTTCAATTGAAACGTTTTGAATGGTTGATGCTTCAGTACCTGTCAGCCTATATAGCTTCTTCTCCACTCTGCAGCCTCTAGTCAGACTTCACAGGCTCTTTAAGTAACGACGCAGAGCCTCGGCTTGAGGGATCTCCATCTAGCTGATGGCAGCCCGAGGTCACGCAGCGCTACAATCATTCGGAGAGCTTCTGTAGTGGTAGGGCGAAGAAGTTATCAAGGTGGGCAGTCGCCAAGGAGCTGGCAGGTCTCGGTGATCCCGTGAACGAGAAGGGCGGTTGGATATGCCTACGAACTGGAGTGGCCATGATCTCGAATTTGGAGCGGTACAAGAAGGACTTGGACGCGTTGATCGCAACAGGTGATAATCTCTTTAATGGTATTCAACGATATGCACATCGTGAAGAGTTCGATAAAGAGGTAAATAAGCAGTTAGGAAAGGGCGCTGAGGAGTTCCTAAAAGGTGTTCCGAATTTCAGATCGGAATACCAAGCGTGGTACTCGGAGGCGTTGAGCCTGATCCGGCAGTTGCTCCCGGATCGTCTCGCTGACTTCGTACGGCACTATGAAAAGCCAAAAACGCGGAAGTCGGTTGGCTTTGAAAGCTATCGTATCGAGGACGCACTCCAGGGCCTTGAGATCACAAGGGGGCGTGAAAAGATTGTCGGAGTTGACGCGGCGATACCGCATTTTCAACAGCAACTAGCCATTCTCAATTCTGTGAAGCCTAGATTTGAGAGCTCTCTTTTCGATATAAGTCAGCTTGTTCAAGCTGATTTATTTGACTCTGAACTGGACGCTGCTGGGGCATTACTAAAGCAGAGATTCACTCGCGCAGCGGGAGCGATGGCGGGTGTCGTGCTGGAGCGTCATTTGGCTCAAGTCTGCTCAAATCACGCGATCAAAGTTGCCAAGAAGGCCCCCGGAATATCTGATCTCAATGAGTTGCTGAAGAGTGCAGGTGTAACAGATGTTCCGCAGTGGAGGTTCATCCAGCATCTGGGAGATGTTAGGAATCTTTGCGACCACAGCAAAGCGGTGGAGCCTACGATGGAACAAGTTAGCGATCTTGTTGCTGGGGTGAAGAAAATCACGAAGACACTCTTCTGAATTTGCGAGCTGATTTGTGCGATTACGAACGTGTTGCCGGTGATGCGAGCGTATGCCGGCGCGATAACGTTAACAAACCTTACCGCATTCGCCGCGAACCTTACCGCATTCGCCCGAATGCGGTAAGAAACCTTACCGCAGTTGCAGCGGGAACCAGACTTAGTCCACAGTAGCTACCGTGGGAGAGGTTCCAATCAACCCGCGCTCAACGGCCGCAGGCCTGGACTCGGGAGGTCCAGTGACCTGCGGTTCGTCGTTTCTGGGGTGTGAAACCCAACCATCAAACAGAGCGGCGCCCCGATGCCTTCCAGCACCGAGGCGCCGCCGCAGTACACGCGTTTCAGCCGCGTGCCATTGGCCTAAGCCCTGCCGCTCTCCGGAGAGCGCGTGCAGTTTGCTTAACAATTGTCGCAATAGCTGAGACATGAACACGAAGACTCTTTTTCCTTGGCCGGGCGGTAAAACGCGCCTGGTGAAACACCTGCTGCCGTTGATCAACGATCGGTCCCACTCCTGCTACGTTGAAGCCTTCGCTGGCAGCGCTGCGATGCTGTTCGAACGAACGCCCGCTAAGATCGAGGTGCTCAACGACACCCATGGCGAACTGGTACGGCTGTACCGCGTTGTGGCCAACCACCTGGATGAGTTCGTTCGTCACTTCCGCTGGTCCTTGACCAGTCGCGAGATGTACCGGTGGGCACAGCTGCAGAACGTAGATACGCTGACCGATATCCAGCGCGCAGCCCGGTTCTACTACCTCCAGAAGCTCAGCTTCGGCGGTAAGGTGGAAGGTCAGACACTCGGGGTGGGCCCGACTGGCGCGAAGCGCATCAACCTGCTCCGTCTGGAACAGGATCTGAGCGATGCCCATATGCGCCTGCATGGCGTGGTGATCGAGCAGTTGCCCTGGCAGCGCTGCATTGAAAAGTACGACCGGCCCGAGACGCTGTTTTTCCTCGATCCTCCCTACTGGCAGACAACCGGCTACGGCCAAGGTTTTCCTTTGGGAGAGTACGAGCAGCTGGCCGAGGCGATGAGTGCGTTGAAGGGTAAGGCGATCCTGACCATCAACGACCACCCGGCCATGTGTGCGCTGTTTGATCGATTCCACCGCCTGAGCGTTCCGATCAGATACACGGTCGGCGGCGGGGCTGGGGTTGAACGCACCGAACTGATCTACACAACCTGACCGGGCTGCTGCCCGGCATACCTTTGCCCGCCTCCAGACCGGATCAACCCTTGCGCCAAGCCGGCAGCGGGGCGGGCACCTATTGACCAATCGGGGAGGGCTTCATGCCGAACCGTATCAACCATGGAACCGACATGCGGGGAGAAATCATTGACGCGGTGGGGACCGCAGCCCTGAAGGTGACGCCACCGGTAACGGTGGCTACGGCCGTCGCATCAGGCCTGACCTTGGACAAGGCAGTGCTGGTGCTGACCGCAATCTACCTGGTGGGTCAGATCGGCTACCTGGTCTGGAAGTGGGTCAGGGAATGGCGCCAGGCGCGAAGTGGCGGGGTGATCGGATGAAAGCCAAAATAATTGGCGGCAGCGCGGCTGCAGTTATCGCCTTGACCGCCACCGCCCTTGTCAAACCGTGGGAGGGTTACTCGCCCGAGCCCTACGTGGACATGGTCGGGGTGGCCACCTACTGCTACGGGGATACCGGCCGTCCAGCTAAAGCCCGTTACACCGAGCAGGAGTGCACCGAGAAGCTCAGCAGTCGTCTCGGACAGTACATGGCCGGCATTACCGCCTGTATCGACATGCCGCTGCGCCAGAATGAGTGGGCGGCGGTCCTGAGCTGGACCTACAACGTTGGTGTGGGGGCAGCCTGCCGCTCGACGCTGGTACGCAAGATCAACGCTGGCCAACCTGCCAAAATGTGGTGCGCCGAGCTTGATCGATGGGTCTTTGCTGGCGGCAAGCGGGTGCAAGGCCTGGCCAACCGTCGCGCCGATGAGCGCCGTATGTGTGAGGGCCAGTGATGAACCGGACCGCAGCCGCCATCGTCGCCTTCATCGTCTGGACCTCACTCATCGCCGGGGGTGGGTTCGCTGCTGGCTGGTCGTGGAAGGGCGATCGCGCCGAGGGCAAAGAAGCCAATCAGCGTGCTGCTGGCGCCGAGGCATTCGCCACCCACGTGAATGATGCCCGACAGGTTGAGCACACCCAAGGCCACCGCATGGCCACCATCGGAGCGAAGTATGAAGAAGACCGCGCTGCGGCCGAGACCGTCCCTGCTGCTGTTGTGGCTGAGCTGCGTGCTGGCACTGTCCGGCTGCGCCACGACCTCGCCACCTGTCACACCGGTCGCCTGTCCGAAGCTGCCCCCGGCGCCGTCCAACGTGATGCGCCCGCCGACCTCGGAGTCACGGTTGCGGGCCCTGCTATTGGAATCGGCCGAGACGCCGACGACCAGCTCAGAGCATGCCAAGCCGTCATCGCCGCAGACCGTGCCGAGATGATCCGGTGAGCCCTCTGGTGAGTTTTGAGGATGGGCACGTGTCCTTCAAGTGCCCGGGGTGCAGGCTGTACCACAACCTCCCTGTGCGGGGCGCCGGCACTACGTGGCATTTCAACGGCGACGTGGAGAGTCCAACCCTATCGCCGTCCATCTTGGCGCGTGGCGGTTGCTGCTACGAATCCGAATGGCACGAGCAGGAAAAGCGTCGCCATCTTGGGCCGGAGCACTGCGACAAACACCACCCCGACGAAGACGGCGTCAGCATGTGCCACACCTGCCACTCGTTCGTGCGCGAAGGGCAGATCGAGTTCTTGAGCGATTGCACCCACGCTTTGGCGGGGACGACGGTGCCGCTGACCCCGGTCGAGCACTAATGTTTCACGAAATGGTTTCACGCTGGTTAGCGCGAAGGCGAAACTGAACGAATATGCTGAATATCCACAAGATATCCACAGAAGGCTGAATGGGGCGGGGCCCCCGGGGTTATCCACAGCCACCGGGGGGAATTCGGACCCCGGTAAAAGACAGTATTTCGGCCTCTAGGGTGCTCCACCACAGGCCACCTTTTGGCGGATTTTCCCGGGAGAAACCGCATTTTCACGCCTGAATAGGCTGTGCATCGGGTAGGACATGGCTGACATCCACGAATTCACCAAAGGCTGGTCCGTGGCCCGGCTGGCTGATGAGTTCGGAATGGACCGCCGCACTGCCAGCAAGCGACTGAAGGAGGCCGGCGTTCCGCCGCTGACCAAGCGGGCGGGGCACGACGTCTACCGCTTGGCCGATGCAGCCTCCGCGCTGGTAAATCCTGGCGCCGCGGCGCTCGGCGCTGAAGGTGTGGTGGATCCACGCGACCTGCCGCCGATGGAGCGGCGCGCCTTTTACCAGTCGGAGAACGAGCGCCTGAAGGTCGAATCGACCATCGGGCAGCTGGTGCCGGCCGCGGAGGTCGAGGCCGACTATGCCGAGCTGGTGAAGAAGATCGTGCAGTTCTTCGACACCCTCCCTGATGTGCTCGAGCGAAAGGCAGGGCTCACACCAGAGCAGGTGGTCAAGGTCCAGGACGAGTGCGATCGCGTCCGCCAATCCATGTACGAGGGCATCACCGATGACGACGTACGCGACAGCGCGTAGCGTGCGCCAAGGCGTTGCCGAGATGATCCGGCCACCTCGCCGCATTAGGGTGAGCGAGGGTGCGCGGGTTCTACAGGTGGCCAACGCCGCCGGCGCAGCCGGTTCCTGGGATCCGGACACCTCGCCCTACATGGTTGAGCCGTTGGACACCACCGGCAGCCGACACTACGAGGCGGTGGTGTTCATCGGGCCGGCGCGTTCGGGCAAGACGATATCGCTCATCGATGCGCGCTTGGCGTACCTGATCACGTGCAACCCGGCCGACGCCATGGTTGTGCAGATGTCCAAGGATGCAGCCGAGGACTACAGCAAGACACGTATCGCTCGCAGCATCGCCGCCAGCCCGGAACTGCGATCCCGACTGAGCCCGCGTGCCCATGACGACAACATCCTGCTGAAGTTCTTCCGGTCGGGAATGTCGCTGCGCATGGGCTGGCCGTCTGTGTCGGTGCTATCGGGCAAGGACATCCACGACGTCCTGATGACGGACGTCGACAACTACACCGGCGACCTGACGATCGACGAATGCTTCGGTCTGGGGCTGAAGCGTACGCAGACCTATATGTCGGCCGGGATGGTGGTGGCAGAGTCGAGCCCGGCAACGGACTACGCCGACGGCGCTTGGAAGCCGCTGCATCCGCACCAAGGTCCACCGGCCGCCGGCATCGCCGCGTTGTATGCGCGTGGCGACCGGCGCCGCTGGTACTGGCCCTGCCCGGAGTGCGGGGAGCGGTTTCAGGCGGCACCAGGCTACGACGGGTTCGCGTTGCCGCCGATGGAGGAACTGCTCGAGCGGGTCGTGCTAGACGACGTGCAGAAGATGGCGCGGCACTACTCGCTGCTGCACTGCCCGCATTGTGGCGTGGGCCTGCAGCACCGGTGGAAGGACGGGATGAATCGCGCCGGTGTCTGGGCTGCTGAAGGTCAGCTCGTGCACGCCGACGGAACTGTCACCGGTGAACGGCCGGAGGCACGCATCGCCAGCTACTGGTTGGGGGGTGTCGCTGCGGCCTACCAGTCGTGGGAATCGCTGATCGAGCGCTACCTCCAGGCGTTGCGCACCTTCGCCACTACCGGTGAAGAGCGGCCCCTGAAGACCACCCACAACGTCGATGGCGCGATCAACTACGTGCCGATGGCGGCACGGTCGGCCAGTGACCCGAACGAGATGCAGGAGCGGGCCGAGGTTTGGCCGGTTGGTGCAGTCCCTGTCGGTGTCCGGTTCCTGCTGGGGGAGGTCGACGTTCAGGCCAACCGCTTCGTCGTGCTGGTACTGGGCTTCGGCATTGGCGAAACCGGGCAGCTGGAGCGATGGGTGGTGGATTCCTTCACTCTGCGCACCTCCAAGCGCGAAGACGGCTCGGGCGGCTTCCTGCCGCTGGACCCGCCGAAGTACCTGGAAGATTGGGAGCGGCTGGTCGAGAAGGTCATCAGCCGGCGTTACCCGCTGGACGACGGCACCGGCCGCAGCATGCCGATCCACGCTGTGGGCATTGACTGGGGTGGCAAGTCGGGCACTTCGGTGCGCGCGCTGGAGTTCTGGCGTTCGCTCAAGGCCCGGAAGCTGCACGCCAGGGTCAGGCTGATCAAGGGCGATGCGCGCCGCGAGGGTGGCCTGTTCCGCGAAACCTTCCCCGACAGCAGCAAGCGCCGGGATCGAAAGTCGGGGTCGAAGGGCGACGTGCCCCAGCTGCTGCTCAACGTGGACCGGCTGAAGGACACCGTAGACGCCAACGTGAAGCGGGCAGAGCCGGGCCCGGGCTACTACCACTTCCCCGACTGGCTGCCAGAGGCGTTCTACGCCGAGCTGACGGCCGAATCGAGGACGGCAAAGGGCTGGGAGAACCTGGCCAAGCGCCGAAACGAGGCATTCGACCTCTGCGGCTATGCCGAGGGCATGGCGCTGTGGCTGAAGGTTCCGGCCATCAACTGGACCGCGCCGCCGCCATGGGCCGCGCCGTGGGACGACAACCCAGACGTGAGGGCAGACGACGTTGCGCCGGCGCCAATGCCGCGCACTCGCACCCGCCGCGTCATCCGAAGCAAGTATCTGGGACGCTGAAATGGCATTCACCAACAAGCAAGTCGAGCAACTGGAGGCCGCGATCGCGGCCGGCGTGCTGAGCGTCCGATATGCCGACCGCACCGTGACCTACCAGAGCCTGGTTGAGATGCGTCGCCTGCTGAAGCAGATGCGCGATGAGCTTAGCCAGGCCGCAGGGGCACCACGGCGTCGACGCATCGTGCGCCTCTACCAATCGGGGACCGGCAATGTCTGATACCGCCGAGAGCAGCTACCGCGCCGCCGGCAACGGCCGCCGCCTCCGCACCTTCCGGCCATCCTCGCTGGGGCCCAATGCTGCATTGCTGGGCCTGCCCACGCTGCTCGCCAGGGCGCGGCACCTTGCCCGCAATGACCCGTGGATGGTCAGTGCGCTCAACAAGAGCGTGTCCAACGGCATCGCCACCGGCATCCAGGCGAAACCGATATGGGGCACGAAGGAGCACAAGAAGAAGCTCACCAAGCTGTGGGAGCGCTGGGGCAAGTACGCCGATGCCGACGGCGTGCTCGGCTGGGGCGGGCTGCAGGCGCTGGCCTGGCGTGAGTGGAAGGAGGCTGGCGAGGTGTTTGCCCGCATCCGCTACCGGCGACCCGAAGACAGCTTGCCGGTGCCGCTGCAGGTGCAGCTGATCGAGTCGGAGCAATGCCCGCAGTACTACAACGGCGTGGCCAGCAACGGCAACGTGATCCGGCAGGGCATCGAAGTCGATAGCATCGGCCGACGCGTGGCGTACTGGATGTACCGGGAACACCCCGGAGACATGCAGCTGACCGTCAACGGTAACGAGTTGGTGCGCGTGCCGGCGGAGCAGGTGCTGCACCTGTACCGGCCGAACCGGGCAGGTGCAATGCGTGGCGTGCCGAGCTCGGCGCCGGCGCTGCTGCGCATGTTCAACCTGGACCGCCTTGATGATGCGGTGCTGGAACGGCAGGCCCTGGCCAACCTGTTTGCAGGCTTTATCACCACAGATGCCAATGCGGATGGCGAAGAAGGGGATGCGGTCGGTGACTTGATCACCGGTGAGGATGCCGACGGCACCGCGATCGGTGGTCTTGAGCCGGGCACGATGCAGGAGCTGCCGCCCGGTCGAAAGATCACCTTCGCCGAGCCGCCCAGTGCTGGTTCGGACTATGCCGAGTTCCTGCGCGGTCATCTCTTGGCGATCTGCGCTAGCCAGGATGTGCCCTACGAGGTACTCACCGGCGACCTGCGCAACGTTTCCGATCGGGCTCTGCGCCTGATCCTCAACGAATTCCGTCGCGTCATCGAGCAGGACCAGTGGCTCTTCATGATCCCCATGTTCTGCCAGCGGGTGCGCGACGCCTTCATCGACCAGGCGGTGCTGTCGGGTCTGCTGAAGGTGCCGCGGTATGCGGCCCTGCGTGATGACGTGACCGAAACCCTGTGGGTGCCCGAGGGCTGGCCCTGGAGCCACCCGGTGCAGGACGTGACCTCCGAACTCAAAGCAGTACGGGCCGGCTTCAAGTCGCGCAGCAAGGTGGTGCTGAGCGCTGGCGAGGATCCCGAACAGGTCGATGCCGAGCAGGCGATGGACAACGAGCGCGCAGACGCGGCCGGGCTTCGCTATGACAGCGACCCGAGGCGCACGAATGCCTCCGGTGCCCGGCAGGACGATGAACCCGGCGCCCCTGGTGCCAACAACGATGAAGGGAATGACGATGACGAGTAAGCCTGGCCTGTTGGCCCGAATGTTGGGTCGCGGCAGCCGTGCACCCGTGGTGGCATCGCTCGCAGCCGCGGTCCTCAATCAGCCCCTGCTGGTGCAGTCGACCATCGGTGAGGCACTGGTCGGCGGCTATCTGGAAGGGAAGGTCACCAGCGACGACAGCGTCCTGAAGGCTGACCGTTTCGAAGTGGCCGGCTCCGATGGGCAGCCGGTAGGGGTCGCACTGAACCTGATCGGCGTGATCAACCTGTCCGGTGCGATGGTGAACCGGCCGATGCCCGGCGCCAGCGGCCCGGGGCCGGTGAGCTATGCGGCGGTACGCGACACCTTCGATGAGCTGCTCAACGATGATGCCGTGACGTCGATCATCCTCCGGCTGGATACGCCCGGTGGCATGGCATCGGGCTGCTTCGACCTGGTGGACCACATCTTTGAGGCGCGTGGACGAAAGCCGGTGTACGCGTTGGTTGATGACCATGCGTACTCCGCCGGCTTCGCCCTCGCATCGGCATGCGACGAGATCTGGATCAGCCGTACCGGCGGCGTCGGATCGGTAGGCGTGGTCTGCTATCACCACGACTGGAGCGGTAACAACGCCCAGATCGGGCTGAAGGTGACCCCGCTGTTCGCCGGCGCCCGCAAGGTCGACTTCAACCCGAACTTCCCGCTCAGCGAGGAAGCGCATGCCGAGGCGATGGCCGATCTGGAGGACCTGCTCACGCTGTTCGTCGATACCGTGGCGCGCAACCTCGGCATGGACGCGGGGGCCGTGCGCGCTACCGAAGCGGCCACCTACCGTGGCCAGGCCGCCGTGACGGTTGGTTTTGCGACGCGGCTCGGCACCTGGCACGACCTCATCGCGCACCTCGGCGCCAGCGAAGCGGCTGCGCCGCAGGCGCCCGGTGACCCGGACCCGGATGACACCGAGGATGCAACGGCCACGCCGCCGACGCCCGAAGCCAGCCTCGCACCGCCTGCGGCCGTGGTGGAGAACCCGGCCGCGGCGCTGGCCGCAGCGGTCGCCTCAAGTGAACTGCCGCCGGCACTCGCTGTCGCCGTGCTGCGTCGGGCCCCGCAGGCGGGCGAGCCGGCGGCCAGCGCCATTGAGTACGCGACCGCAGTCCAGGACGCGTGCGCTGCTGCACTGCGTGGCGATGACACGCTCGCAGCCAGTTTCATCGAGAAGAACACCGACCTCGACACGGTGCGTGCACAGCTGCTGTCGATGAAAGCGGAGGAAGGCCGCAACACTCAGGTCATCACCGCCCACCCGGCCTCTATGGCCGACCAACGTGCCGCCGACGTCAAGGCGCAGCTGAACCCCAATCACATCTACAAGCAACGAGGTAACTGACGATGGAAATCACCCTGGCCGGCACCCGTACCGGCGAATTCCTGCTGTCCGAAGCGGGCGGCGAGCGCAGCCGCGAACTGATCCATCTGCCTGCCGGGCAGGGCATGCTGCCCGCCGGCACCCTGCTCAAGGCGGACAATACCGTCGCTGCCAACGGCACCGACGCGGTGAAGGTGCTGTATGGCCCGATTGACACCGGCACCGATTCCGCGGCGCTTGCCGTCAAGGGCGCGGCGATCGCGCGCGACGCCGAAGTGTTCGGCGAAAAGCTGGTGTGGGCCAGCGGCGTTACCGCTGACCAGAAGCTGCTGGCCGCACTGGGCCTGGCCGAGTCCGGCATCATCGCTCGCTGGACCCAGCAGCCGATCGCATCGAATGCTGCGGATCACCTGGTGTTCGTGTCTGCGCCGCTGACCGGCACCGCTGGTGTGGCGCTTGGCCCAGTCGTCGCGCACGTCAAGGACGTCTTCGGCGCCCTGGTCACCGGCAGCACCGTCAGCGCCACGCTCGCCAAGGCGACGGGCACCGGCAACCTGACCGGCGGCGGCGCGAAGGCAGCCGTGGGCGGCGTCATCACCTGGGACGCCGCGACGCTGAGCGCTGCTGGCGATTACACCCTGAAGGTGACCGCCGCGGACCTGGACGAAGCCACCAGCGACACCATCACCGTCGCCGCTGCGTAACCCGCAGGCCCCCTCACCCGCCCCCAACAAGGCCCCGCTTCGGCGGGGCCTTTTTCGTACCCCTTACCCAAGAGAGAGACAACTATGGATCTGCAAACCCTTCTGGCACTGGGCGTGCTGGGCTTCGATGCCCTCAACGCCTACATCAACAACCTGCCGCGCATCGTCACTCGCTTGGGCGATATGCGCCTGTTCCAAGAAGAAGGCCTGGTCGGCACCACGATCGTGAAGATCGGCATCGAGAACAACAAGCTGGTGCTGGTGCCCAACGTGCCGCGCGGCGCGCCGGGCCAGCCCAAGGGCCTGGACCGCGGCAAGGTGAAGCTGCTGGAAACCACCCACCTTCCGCAGCGCTCCACGGTCATGGCCGATCAGCTGCTGGGCGTTTGGGATCCGATCAACGATGCGGAAGGCAACAACGTCGCAGCCGTGGTTAACCGGCTGCAGGCGCTGCACAAGCGCGATCTGGACTACACCATCGAGTATCACCGCCTGGGTGCGCTGCAGGGCAAGCTGATGGACGCCGATGGCTCGCTGATCGTGGACTTCTACGACGAGTTCGGCGTCAAGCAGATCATCATCGGCATGGAGCTGAACAAGCAGGATACCAAGGTCCGCACCAAGGCGGTCTCGATCAAGCGTGCGATCGAGGAAAAGCTCGGCGGGGTGCCGTACACCGGCGTCCACGTGCTGTGCAGCGCTGGCTTCTTCGATTCACTGGTGGACCACCCGGACGTCGAAGAGGCCTACAAGCGCTGGCAGGACGGCGCTGCGCTTCGCACGGATCTGCGCAAGGGTTTCGTCTTCGGCGACGTCGTGTTCGAAGAGCTGCCGGGCAGCACGGGCGGCAAGCTGGCCATTCCCGATGGCGAAGCGATCGCCTTCCCGCTGGGGGTGCCCGACATGTTCCTGACCCGCTTCGCTCCTGCGGATTACCTGGAAACCGTGCGCGGCGTCGGTCTGCCGTACTACAGCAAGACCGCCAAGCTGCGGATGGACAAGGGCATCGAGCTGGAAAGCCAGTCCAACCCGCTGAACATCAACACCCGACCGGACGCGGTGATCCGCCTGAAGGCCGGCTCGAAGTAAGCCAGTAGTGCCTGGCCCGCTTCGGCGGGCCGGGCAGGAGGTTGTATGGCCCAGATCAGGATCGGGGTCGACCCCGACAATGCGCTCGGTCGTCAGCTGAGCGACTTGGAGAAGTCGCAGCTTCCATACGCCGCGTCGCAGGCTGCCAACAAGGTTGCCTACGAGATCCGTGAGCGCTGGAAGCGGCAGGCGCCGCGGGTGTTCGACCGGCCGACGCCGTTGACGGTCAATGCGGCGATGTATCGCAAGGCAACCAAGGCGCAGCCGTACGCTGAGATCTTCATTCGAGACGAGGCATTCAAGGGCACCCCGCCGGCCAAGTATCTTCTGGCCGAGGTAGATGGCGGCCAGCGGCGCCGGAAGGGCTTCGAGCGCCTGCTGCAGAGCCGTGGCCTGCTGTCACCCACGCAGTTTGCGGTGATGGGGCGCGGCGCTCAGGCAAACCAGTTCGGCAACGTGCCCGCCGGCCAGGTCACCAAGATTCTGTCCCAGCTGGGCGCCCAGCGTGACCGATACCAGAACCAGACCACCGTCAGCCGGAAGCGGCGGCGTGGCAAGAGCAACAACCGTGATGGCGAGTACTTCGTGATCACCAAACGCCGCGGTGCATTGCGCCCGGGCATCTATGAGCGGATCGGGCGCGGATCCGGCGTCCGCTCCATCTTCATCTTCACCAACACAGCCGCCTACACCCCGCGATACGACATCTTCGGCATGGCCGAGGACACCTGGAAGCGCCTGATGCCGTTCTTCCTGAAGCGCGAGCTGGAGAAGGCCATGGAAACCGCGAGGCCCTTGCCTTGAACCAGAGAGCTTTCATGCAGGCATTCGACGCAATCGCGTTCGGAGCCTTCCGCGCAACCGGCGTCGCCGATGCTGCCCACTACCACGAGCCGGGCACCTGCGCAGGCGTGCCGTGCACGGTGCTGCTCGACGAGGGCGTTGAGCAGTTCACACCGGACGATGTGGCGCCGATCGCGACCACCATCGACCGGGTCACGCTGCAGCTGGCCGAGGTCACTCCGCGGGCGGGTGGCGTGGTAAGTATCGATGGCACCGGCCGCCGGCTGAAGCTGGTGCAGAAGATCCGTGCCGACGAGTCGACGGCGGTGTGGGAGGTGGCCAATGTCTGAGCCTATACCCAGCCCCCGGCGCCAGCTGCTGGTAGCCATGGGCAAAACGCTGCAGATGATCAGCACCAAGAACGGCTACCTGACCGACGCCGGTGCCGGGTGGACGCTGGAACCGACACCCGGCGACCAGGACACCCAGGCAGTTCTGACGGCCGTGATCGAGAAGCAGCAGCGCCCCGAGACCCCCTCCAAGACCACCACGCACCGGCTGACGACCGTGAGCGTCATCGCCAAGGTGCCGGCCAGCACGGAGGGCTACCAACAGGCGCTGGACGACTTGGTGACCGACATCGAGGCGGCGATGGACAGCCGCGAAGTGGCCCGGAACTTCCCCGAAGGCATCCAGGTGCCGGTCTACGTCGGCATGGAGCCGCTGATGCCGGAGAAGGCCAGCGCCGGCTGGGTGGGCGCACTGCTCACCTACCAGTCCCACATCCCCAAGAAATAACCCGCCGCACAGCGGCAACCCAACTGGAGAGCCACCATGGCCGAAGATTACAGCTACCTGGGCAGCGGCATCATCGTGATCCGCGAGTGGAACACGGCCGATCCGTTCTTGGAGATCGGCAACGTTTCTGCATACACCGTCGCGCCCCAGACCAACACCCTTGAGCTGGCTGACTACCAAAATCCGGGCGGCGGCACGGCCAGCCGCGTCGATCGGGTGACTGGCTACAACCTCAACTACACCTTCCACGACTTCAATCCGGAGAACTTCGCCCGGGCAACTCGCGGCAAGGCCAGCAGCATTGCCGCTGGCACCGTCCCCGATGAGCTGGTGCTGGCCGTGCCGGGGAGCTATGCGCCCCTGTCGCGCTTGGCGTCTGAAGTCACCGCCGTGAAGCCGGTGACCGGCGCCACGATCTACGAGGCAGGCAAGGACTACCGTTTCGAGCGCGGCATGCTGTTCATTCCGGCAGGATCGGCCATCGTGGCACCGTCCGTGGCCGGCACGCCAAACATCAAGGTCACCTTCAAGAACGCAGAGCTGGGCCACGTGGAAGCGGCGGTCACCTCGCAGAAGTTCTACGAGATGCAGTTCTATGGCGCCAATGAAGCCCGTGGCGGCAAGATGGTGCGCTTGGTCGCACACAAGGTCACCGGCGGTGTGATCGAGAGCATGGGGCTGATCGGTAACGAGTTCGGTGCCGGCAGCGTCCCCGGTGCACTGCTCAAGGATGCGTCGAAGGCAACCGGCTCGGACAAGTCGGCCTACTTCTACTGGCAGCAGGAGAAGTAAGCCGTGTCGGAACTGGACGTGATTATCCCGCCGACCCGCACCGTGCGCTTTCGCGGCGAGCAGGTGCAGGTGACGCCCCTGCGCCTGCAGCAGATCGGGCCCTTCATCACGGCCAGCCGCACCATCATCGCCCGGGTGGCGATGATGGTCGGCGCGGTCGATACAGCACCGGCCGCCGCCACCGGTGCCATTTTGCTGGACCTGCTCGAGCAGGACAGCGCAGACCTTGCTGGTGCACTGGCCGTTGCTGTTGGCCGTGACGGGGAATGGATCGCCGGAGGCACCCTTGACGAAGTCGCCGACTTGCTCGAGGCAGTCGTCGGGCTCAATCGCGATTTTTTCGCCCATCGCCTGCGTCGTCTTCTGATGCAGGCCGAACCGCTGGCGGAAGAGAGTACGGACTCGGCGACGTCGTCCAGTTCCTGATCGCCCGCGGCCACCGTTTACCGGAAGTAGTCACATACACCCTGGCGCAGCTGCGCGGCTTCATGGAGGCCGCCGCTCAGGATGACCTTGATCGAGTCGCCCAATTCGCCGTGGCCACACGCATGGCGATGGGTGCGGAGCCGGCGGACTGGCAGAAATACCTGACCGCATTGAGCGGCCAGGCCCCGGCGCAGCAGCAACAAGGAACCACCACTCATGGCTGACCCTTCAGCGAATCTGCGCGTCCGCATCAGTGCGGACCTGGCTGACATCAGGCAGGGGCTGGGCGTGCTTACCCGGCAGCTGCGCGAGGTGCGTACCGAAGCGGCCCGGCCGCTGCCGGTAAAGAACAACATCACCGACCTGGGCATCTCCGCCGGCCAAACCGCGCAGGCGATGAGGCAGCTGCCGGCGCAGTTCACCGACATCTTCACCAGTTTGCAGGGCGGAATGCCGTTCTTCACGGTGCTGGTGCAGCAGGGTGGCCAGATCAAGGACAGCTTCGGCGGTGTCGGGCCGGCCCTGAAGGGCGTGTCGTCGGCGCTGATGGGAATGGTCACTCCCTACACCGTGGCCGCCGCTGCGGTTGGCCTGGTGGTAGTGGCTTGGTACAGCGCAGAGAAGCAGACTGAGGCGTACACCAAAGCGCTGGTGCTGTCGCGCAACGAGGCCGCTGCAACGACGCTGACGCTGGTGAACATGGCGCAGAAGACCAGCGATGCGCTCAAGGTGTCCACGGGGGCCGGCGCGGAGGCGGCGCAGGCCGTCGGATCGAACGGGAAGATCGCCGCGCAGAACCTTCAGGCCGTTGCGAACGCCGCGGTGGCCATGAAGGAGATCAGCGGGCAGGCGCTGGAGGACACCATCGCGCTGTATGCGAAGTTGGCTGAAGACCCGGTCAAGAATGCCCAGAAGCTCAACGAGCAGGTCAACTTCATGACCGTGGCGCTCTATGAGCAGGTCAAGGCGCTGCAGGAGCAGGGGCGTAACCAAGACGCGGTGACGGTAATCACCCGCGCAGCTGCAGACGAAACCGTCATGGCGCTGGCAAAGGTTCGCGCCAGCCAGAACCCCGTGATCCGTGGCTTCAAGGACTTGTGGACGGAAGCCACAAAGGCCTGGAACGCGATGCAGGTGAATGCCGGCTTTGGTCCGCAGGCCGACCAAATGCAGAAGATGCTTGCAGACAACCGTCGTGACGTCGCCCGGCTGAATGCACTGGTGGCATCGGATGACCCCAGGGCTCGAAATCCCATGGTCATCTCGGCTCTCGAGAAGGATGTGAAGGATCGGTCTGCCAAAATCAAAGCACTGGCCACCGACTTGATCAAGGAGCGGAAAGACGCGGAGGTTAAGGCTGCGCAAGCAGCATCGACGGACTTCGTCGCCGAAATGGATACCATCATCGGCGCTCAGGCCACCAAAGAGGACAAGAAGCGCGAAGAGGTCCAACGCATCAATGGCGAGGCTGAGGTTGCCCGTCGCACGGCACAGGCATCCGGCCTTCTGGATGAGGTACGGGCAATCGAGGAACGCCGAGCGGCCGCAGTTGCGGCAATTGAGAAGAAGTACAAGGAGAAGCCGAAGGCAGGAAACGGTTCGGCCACGCGCGCTGCAGGCTTGCAAGGTTACAAAGATGACTTGATCGCCGAGCAGGCCCAGATTACTGCTGGCACGCAGTTGCTGCGTGCACAATTCTCGGCTCGAGAGATTTCTGCTTCCGAGTACTACAGCCGGATGCGCGATCTCGCACAGGAGAGCACCGACGCGCAGGCAAAGTCATTGCAGCAACAGATCGACTACCTGCAGAAGCAGACGGTAGGGGGCAAGGACGCTATCGGTGTGAACCGTCAGATAGGTGAATTGGAGGCGCGGCTTGCAAAGGTGCGCATCGAGGGCGCCGCAGCTCTGGAGGTTCTCAAGACCGAGGAGGAAAAGACCGCGAAGGCTCGTGAGAATGCGGTTAAGGCCTACGCCAGTGCACTCGATGCAAGCAACTCTGCTCTTGCACGACAGCTTGCAACCCAGGCACAACGCGTCGGGATGGGTGATCGAGAGTATGAGATTCAGCAGCGCATCAACGACGCCATCGCAGATGAAGCGGACAAGCTCAGGGAACTGAGCCTTCAGCGGAACGCTGACCAGATCGACCAAGTGACCTTTGAGGAGGAGAAGGCGCTTCTTCACGCGAAGACGCTCGACCGGCTGCAGCTGATCAAGGACGGTTATGAGGACCTGCGCCAGGCGGAAGGCAACTGGTTGTCCGGGGCAGCCGCTGCGTGGGCCAACTATCAGCAGGAGGCGAGGAACTACGCCCAGCAGATGGGCAGCGCGGTGGGCGGCGTCATCGGTGGATTCGAAGACGCCTGGGTAAAGTTCACGACCACTGGCAAGCTGAGTTTCTCCGACCTCACCAGATCGGTACTGGCCGACCTGGCTCGAATTGCCGCCCGGCAAGCCACTATGGGCATCGCCAATGCCTTCGCCAGCATGTGGGGCGGTGGTGTCTCTGCCGCTGGAAATCAGGCCGTCACTTCCGGTACGAGCAGCATCAACAACGAGCTGTTCCAGAAGATGCGCCTGGGCAGTGGGTATTCCTCCGGCGGATACACCGGAAATGGTGGCGTGAACGAGCCTGCGGGCGTCGTGCACAAGGGCGAAGTGGTCTGGTCCCAGGCCGACGTTGCCCGCGCCGGCGGCGTTGGCATCGTTGAGGCCATGCGGCAGGGCCTGCGCGGCTACGCAGACGGCGGCCCTGTCGGCGGAGGTGCACCCTCCGGTTCGTACGGCGGATCCATCAACGTTCGTGTGTTGAACGCGCCAGAAGGCACCACTGCATCGGCCAGCCACAACGAACAGGGTGGCTTCGATATTGACGTTCTGCTTGGCCAGGTCGACAGCTTCATCGGTGGCCGCGTCGCCGGTGGAACGGGCGCAACTTATGCAGGTATGAAAGGCCGGTTTGGCCTGAAGGACAGTGTCTGATGGCTTCCCTTCCGAGCGTAGCCCGCGTGATGTTCGAAGGGCAAAAGCGCTCCTTTGACCCGTCTGTACTGAGGACCGAAATGGAGCGCGGCGTGCCAAAGCAGCGCCTGTTGAACACGCAGGTGCTGATAAAGCAAGCGATGGTGCTCTATTTCAGCAGCGTCGAGGATGTGGAAGCCTTCGACACCTGGTACATGGCTGATATCAAGCGCATTGGCTGGTTCACGATGATCCACCCGTTCACGGGCAAGCAGATCACGGCCAGGTTCGAGAACGGTGCGCTGGGCGATCTGGTGCCTGATGAAAAGCTACCCGGTGACTACCGGATGGACGCGGTGGTGGAGTACTTGCGATGACTACCTTTACAGAGCGCCGGCAGCGTGTGACCGACACGGCCGGAATCCTGTTGTTTCTCGAGATCTCCGCGCCTTCTCTCCCCAACCCCCTGCGCATTGTCAACGACACTCAGGATTGGACCAGCCAGGGTGTGGTCTACCTCGGAGCCCCATTCGACTTCAAGCTACCGAACGACACAAAGGGCCAGACCCCTCGCGCGCAGCTGGTGGTGGACAACGTCGGCCGCGGCATCTCCGAAGACCTCGAGTCCATCGGTCCCAACGAGGTGCTGATGGCTAGGCTGATGGTCTCCGATCGTACAGATCCCAACACGATCGAGCGCGACTACTTCCTGCCGGTGAGCAGCGTGACCATCACTGGAGCGACGGCATCGGCGCAGTGCGGTGTCGACTACATCATGCGCCAGCAGGCGGTGAAGCTCAGGGCGAACCAGTTCACGCTCCCGGGAATCTTCACGTGAAGCTGGTCGAGGTGGAGCACTTCGTCGGCCTGCCGTATAACGCCGACGACTTCGACTGCGCCGACTTGGTGATGCTCGTCCAGCGGGAGCTCTTCGGCCGTGAGGTGGTGGTGCCTGGCCGGCGCCCACGGGGTGCGCAGGGAGCCGCCGAGCTTGGCGAGCTGTCCAAGCCGTTCGCCAAGCCCAGAGAGGGGCCGCCGAGGGACGGCGATTTGGTGCTGATGATCGAAGTACTTCAGAAACGCCCCGGCCATGCCGGGGTTTTCTTTTTCCTTGCCCATGAGGCGTGGGTGCTCCACGCCAATGAGAAGAACGGCTGCGCGGTCCTGCACCGCGTCCGTGATCTGCCCGACTTCGGGCTGAGAATCGAGGGGTTTTACGAATGGCTGAATTGAACGCGCTCGCTGCGTGCCCGCCGTCGCTGGTCGTCACCCCCCACCCGGTGACCCTGGAGGGCCAGCAGCGGATCGCCGCTGAGCTGCTGCCGCGGGAAACGCTGGGGCACTTCCTGGTCAGGACGGTGCCCGATTACGGGAGCGACGCGTGGGAGGTACGGATCAACGGCGTCCGCGTGCCCCACCAGATCATCGACAAGGTGAGGCCTAAGGGCGGCACAGTCATCGAGGTTCGTGGAACCGTCGGGCGTACGGCGCTGCTGATCGTCGCCATGGTCGCCCTGACTATCTTCACTGCAGGTGTCGGCACGGCCATGGTGGCCGCCGGCTACAGCGCTATGGCGGCCGGGATGGCGCAAGCCGCGATCTATGCGGTCGGGTCGCTGCTGATCAACAAGGTCTTGGGGCCGAAGAAGCCCAAGCAGTACGAAAGCGATGCGGCCACCGTCTACACGATTGGCTCGGCACGCAACCAAGCGCGGCCGTATGAACCGCTGCCGCTGGTGCTGGGGAGCATCCGTATTGCGCCGGACATCGCTAGCCAGCCGTACTCATTCTACGAGGCCAACGACCAGTTCATGGCGATGGTGCTGACGCCGGGCATCAATGTGGCGCGCGTGGATGCGATGTTCAATGGCGAGGCTCTGCTTTCGACCTTTGAAGGTGTACAGGTCTGGCACAGCGGCTTTCCCGGCATGCCGGAAGAGAGGATCCCGCTTTACAGCAACGTCGACACGCTTCCCGGCGGCGCGCTCGATGCGGAGAAAGGTAAGCCCAGCGCATGGGTTCAGCGCACCAGCTCGGCCAGCACCATCCGGTTGCAGCTCGACTTCGACTACATGCTGTTCGACACCACCAGCAAGGGCAAGCCGAAAGACAACCAGGAGACGATCCAAGTCCAGTACCGAGCAGTTGGGGCGAGCGACTGGCGCGTGTTCGGCAACTTCGCGCTGATCAGCCAGAGCCAGAAGCAGCAGCGGCGCACTTACGCCCTGGACGTTGAGGCTGGGCAGTACGAGGTGCGCGCACGCATTGCGGGTCGTAACACGGACGGCTCGGGGGCCACCAGCGACTTCACGTGGTCGGCGCTGAAGAGCATCCAGACCGACGCGGCGAGCTACGCGGGTATTCCCCGTATCGGCATTCGCATCAAGGCCACCGGTCAGCTGAACGGTGCTCCTGACGAACTGCGCTGTGTGGCCTATGCCGCGCCGATCCCGGTGTGGAAGGGCAGCCAGTGGGTCACCGAAGAATCGAGTAACCCTGGCGCCCAGATCCTTGCGTACGCGCGCGGCATTCGCGATCCAGCCGGGAACCTGATCGCGGGGTTGGGCTTGCTGGACGCCCAGATCGACATCGCGGCTCTGCAGGCGTTCATGCTGCACTGCGCAGCGTCCAAATACACCTACGACAATGTGATTCGTGACACGCGTAGCCACGACGACGTGGTGCAAGCGATCGCGCTCGCAGGCTTCGGCAACGTGACCTGGGCGGCCGGTCGACTGTCGGTCGTATGGGCGGCGGATGAGCAGCCGCTGTCGGGCGTGGTCAATATGGCCACGATCAAAAAGGGGCAGTTCCAGATCGATTACACGCTGGCCAATGCGGCCGATGGTATCGAGTTCACCTACGTGGATCGCTCGGACTGGTCGAGCAAGACGCTCAGGGTGACTGCGCCAGGCGTCCAGACCATGCTGAACCCGGCCCAGGTATCGGGCGAGGGCATCACCACCGAGGAACACGCGGCCAAGATGGCGCGGTATCACTTGGCGCAGTCCCTGTACCAGTACAAGGACATCTCCTTCAGCACCGATATCGAGCACCTGAGTTACCGACGCATGTCGGTGCTGGCGCTGCAGCACGACCTGACGCAGTGGGGCTTCGGCGGCAGGCTGGTGTCCGCCACCCTGGATGGTTCCACCGTGGTGTTGACGCTGGACGATCAGGTGCGCGCGCCAGCCACGGGCAACAGCTTCATCGGGCTGCGCGTTCCTGGCGAGCTGGTCTACCGCGTCTTCCGCGTCGCTATGTTCGCCGGCGAAACGAATCAAATCCGGCTGGCTGATCCTTGGCCGGCTGACGCACCGCTGCCGGGCAACACCGCCGAGAACCCGGCCCACGACACCATCTGGATCTTCGATTTCAAGCAAACACCGGGCTACCGCGTGCGCGTGGTAGGCATCGAGCCAGAGTCAGACCTCAAGGGCGCATCGGTTTCGGTTGTGCCGGAGGGCCCGGAATTCTGGCGGTACGTCGAGTCTGGCCAGTACATCCCGGCGCCCAATGGCTCTCTGCTGCAGACCCGGCCGGTGGCCAGCAATCTGCGCATCACCGAACAGCAGGTTGTGCAGGGCGACACGGTCTTCACTGAGCTCTCCGCGAGCTTCGATGTATCCGGCCCGGTGGGCGAGACTATCGTGCTGTCCGATTTGGATCGGAATAGCGAGCTTGAGCAGGTGGCCACCACCCGCACGCGCACCGCGACCTGGCGTATCCCTCAGGCAGGTGTCTACCCAATCACCGTTCGACCGTACAGCCCCGAAGGCAATGCTGGTGTCGCGGTTACCGCGATGTACGCGACGCGCGGTGCAGATGTGCCGCCGGTGCTCGTTGACATCTTCGACGTTGCCGAGATCAGCGGCGGCGTTCGGCGGTACACCTGGGGATTTCTGAACGACACCGTGCAGTCTGCGGACTTCGCTGGCGTCGAGATCCGCTACAGCGCCGGACAGGTGGCCGCCCCAGCTTGGGATCAGATGACCCCGCTGGGTGACGACGGCTACCACGCCGCAGCCTTCGAGGCGGTCCTGCCGCCGGCGGGCGAATGGATCTTTGCATGTCGGTCGCGGAACACCTCCGGCGCGCTCTCCGAGGCGAGCCGTGTCGTCCGGAAGACACTGCTCGCCAATCTCGGCGAGGTCATCGACGGGTTGGACGGCCGCATTGATGAGACCTACCAGCAAGCGCTGGCGGCGAACAACAAGATCACCCAGGAGATCCTCGACCGCATCGCCGAGGATCTGCGCGTTGCCACTGAAGCCGTGGCCGCGGCGCGCGCCTACACCGACGCCCAGGTGGCCGCGCTCAACGGGATTCTGGAAGACATCGTCGGTGCGGACGAATGGACTACCGACGCCGAATACCCGGTCGGTGATTTCGTGCGCCGAGCTGGCGTGCTGTACCGGGCGTTGGTTGAGAGCACCGGTGTGGAGCCCGCCAGCGATCCAGCGGTGTGGCAGGCGATCGGCGAGTACACCTCGGTAGGCGATGCGTTGGCCGCTGCCATCAGGATGTCTACGCAGAACGCTACAGACCTGCAGGCCGAGGCCGCGCGCCTGGATGCACTGTTGGTCCGCATGCCGGCCGGGAATGGCACGTTGGCGACAGCGGCGAGCGTGGCCGAACAGATCAACCTGGTCGCTAACCGGGTGGAGGCCATTGCGGAGCGAACCAACGTGTTGGAGGCTGCGCTACCGGGCTTGGCAACCAATGCCTATGTGCGGCAGCTGGATGAGGCTCAGACCAATGTGTCCCTGGCGCTGGGTCGGCGGATCGACCAGACCAACGCTGTGCTGGGCGGCAAGGCTGAGGCCGGGACCGTGGCGATCATCCAGTCGAAGGTCGAGCAGCTTGACGGCCGGGTGGATGCGCAGGGCAGTGCAATCACCCAAGTGACGGCCAAGCTGGGTGGCACGCCGAACATGCTGAAGGACTCATCCTTTGCGCGCGGATTCACTTATTGGGCACAGCCGGGTGGGCTCGGCATCGTCAATGAGCCGCGCTACGGCAACTACATGTACGCTCCCCCGATCTCGGGCGGTACGGCCAGCCCGCAGACGGTGCAGACGGGCCAGGGCGTCTACGTGTTCAGCGGCGAGGTGTACCGCAACAGTAATGCCGGCACGGTTCGGCTCGAAGTCGCGGCGTACAGCGCGGATGGCTACATCGGAGCGGTTTCGGCTCTCAGCGATCCATCGATCGTCGGACAGTGGCAACAGGTCTACATCGCTATCGCCGCGCCTGCGGGGACGACGTACTTGGTTTGCCGCCCCATCTGGGAGAACACCAACGCCAACAACTCGATCCGGCGCATGAAGCTGGAGCTTGGACTGACCCCAACGCTCTGGACCGACGACACGGCCGTGCAACTGGCCGCCAGCGCCACGCAGATCCTTGAGACCCGGGCAACCCAGCTGGAGAACGGGCAGTCGGTGCTGTACGCCAAGTACACGTGGGCGCTGGACGTCAACAACCGGGCCATCGGTATGACCTCGGTCAACAACGGTCTGATCGGCAAGATCGACTTCGTTGCAGACATCTTCAACATCACCGATCCGAACGGCACCGGCAGCATGACCTGGGAGGGCGGCCGCACCGTCCAGCGCTGGGCCAACAGCGGCTATATCCTGGCCCAAGGCAAGCCCTTCGGAAACCTGGGCGACCTGGTCATGTACTACGGGCAGGGCAGCGACCCGGCCACGGTGGTCAAGGCGAACGCCAAGTTCGCGCTGGATACGTCCGGCAACGTCTTCATCGCCGGCGCGCTCTACACCGGCGGCATCTCGCGCGGCTTCAAGAGCAGCACGACTGTGGCGCAGGGCGTAGCGGTGGAAACTGGCTACCTCGGCAGGCTGGGCCGGGAGGTGCAGGTGGGTGGCCGCTTTCAGTACCAATACCAGCAGCAGTACAACGGGGCGTCATCGGTGATCACCCTGGGGCCAGGCAGCACCTCGGCGGTGGTGGTGCTGGAGCGCAACTTTGCTGGCGACCCCACTTGGACCGAGCTGTCGCGGTTGACGTTGGGCGGGAGCGATGACGTGTTCAACGAGCAGGGGGCAGCGTCATTCATCACTCAGACGATCAGCGGACAGATCTTCGCCACCGACGTGGCCAGCGCCCGCCAGACAAGCTTCCGCACGCGTGTGGTGAGTTACGACCGGCGTGGACACAGTGTCAGCAATCCCGGTCCAACGCCGCTGGCTCTCCAATCTCAGTATCAGTCCATCGAATCCATGGAGTAACCGACGTGTCTCTGATCCAATCGGAAAGCGGCAACAACGCGGTGGAGATGTTCGCCACCCGCATCGATGTGCAGTGGGACTTCCGCACCAACACCGGCCCGGTGCTTTTCCACTTCGAGCGAGTGGACTGGGATCGGGAGACCGGAATGGTCAACACGCGCGGGTATGAGCGGACGATCCGGCACGATATAGCGGGGCTGATCGGTGGCGAATACGCCATCACCGACCCATTCACCGGCGAAGGGCTGGTGGAGCCCGGCTGGAAGCTGATGGCGATGATCAAGGCGGCCACCGAGCGAGTGTGGGATGCGGAGACGGCGCCTGTTGACGAGCAGACCGGCGGTGAGGGCGAGTCCCTCGCCGTCGTGTTATAGCGGGCAGAAGGGGCGGTAGGCGCATCCGGCAGCCAGCTAGCTCACGGGCTCCAGCAGCTGTTCATTATTGTTGCGCGGGGTGTTTACTGCCCGGCTGACGCGATAGGCCTCCATCGCCGGCGGCTCGCTGGCCAGCAGCATCGCCATCGCGTCGTCGGGCGCGGCCGCCAGCCACTCATCGGCTTGGCCTGCCGTCAGCCACACCGGCATGCGGTCGTGGATATCGGCCGACACGCCGCTGCTGTCGCCGGTGATCACAGTGAAGGTGCCTAGGTTGTCCGGGTCGAGCAGGGGGCTGGTGTCTTCCCAGAGGCCGGCCGCCAGCAGCTGCCCGGTCGCGTGGATGAACCACGGATCCTTCTTGCCGTCTTCGGCGTTGACCGACCACTCGTAGTACCCGGCCATGGGGATCAGGCAGCGGCGCTTCTTGAACGCGGACCGGAAGGCCGGCTTGGTGGCCACCGTCTCGATGCGGGCGTTGATCGTGGAGCCCTGCAGCTTCTTGGCCTTGGCCCAGAAGGGCAGCAGGCCCCACGACAGCCGGGTGACCTGCAGGCCGGTGCCGCGATCGAGGATCACGGACGCGCGCTGCGTCGGCGCCAGGTTGAAGCTCGGCTGGATGTCGGCCAAGCCCGGGGCAAGGTCCGCCAGGCCGGGCAGGCCGAGGTCGACAACGGGCAGCTGGACGAATCTTCCGCACATGACCGGAGGGTAGCCCTGCCGCCCGTGCCCAGCGCGTGTAGGGGCATGCCGCCCTAGCGCCGCGCGGTTGCTCGACGGGGGCCTATGATCGGAGTGGTTATTGCTGCAGCAATCTCCCGCGTCCTTGACACGATAAGGGACTGCCATGTCACGCTGCCCCTGCGTGCCTTGTCGGCACATCATTGGGAGACATGAATGGCGAAGCGAATCGAGGTGGAGTCTCTGGCCGGGCTGGAGCATTTGGTGGCCGCCTTAGAAACGGAAGACGTGCTCGGAGCGGTTCTGAGGGCGCAGCTCCAGGTCGAGCAACAAATCGAGCTTTTCCTCGTGGCGAATGTTGCCGACGACATGTGGGAGGTCGCTGGTTCTCTTCCTCAGAATTTCTCTCATAAGGTCGCGCTGGCGGCCGCGCTGGGTTTTCCGAAGGAGCTGTGCTTTGCAGCCACGGCGCTCAATCAGATCAGGAACAAGTTCGCCCACAGGGCCGGCTGGACCCTGAAGCAGCCTGACATCGACAACCTGGTCGACAAGTACGAAACGGCGCGGGCCGCCGTTGACCCGGAATTCTATGAAATGCGCAAGTCATCTATCCGGGTCCACAGCCGTGGCGGCGAGAAAATTGACTTTGGTACCAAAGGCCCTGAGTGGGACTTCAAGATGGTTTCTGGAGGGATCGTGTCGCTGATCGTAAAGTATCTGGTGATGCAAAATTTGGAGAACGGTTTCGGCCTGCCGTAATCCGGATAGAGTCCTGCAGTGGCGGGCAGACGGCCCGCTTGAGTGCCCTTTGCGGGGCAGCGCCGCCTTCAGCAGCGCACCGGCGGGATCTCGTGCACGGAGGTCGTGTAGTTCGGCGAGAGCATCTGCTGCCGCATGCCCCACGCTGGCCGCGCCTGCCAACCCGATGCGCCAAGGCCGGCGGTGCCGCGCCCGAACTTCTGGTTGATCCGGTCCAAGGTGACCATCAGCCTCTCGTTGCCGACCACCGTCGGCCCGAATAGATCCGCCTGCAGCTCATCCGGGCGGGCCAAGTCGAGCAGCGCCACCCCTGCCTTCTTGTATCCGATGCCGTCGCGGAGCAGGCCGCGCAGCAACTTGCGCACGACACCCAGCACAATGGTGGTGTCCGCGGTTGACGCAGGCAGGCCAACAGTCCTGCTTGCGTTGTGCTGCCGCAGTTCCGGCCGGAACACGTCGGAATGGGCGAACACCCAAACGCCGGCGGTGACCAGGCCCCGAGCGCGCAGCTTCTCGCATGCGCGCACAGCGAAGGTGGCCAGCGCTTGGGCAACTGCATCGTGGTCCTCCACGCGGTCTGCAAATGATCGGCTCACCATGATCTGCTGGCGATCCGGCTCCACTTCCTCCAGCTCCATGCAGGGATGCCCCTGAAGCTCGCGCTGAGTGCGCGCCAGCGTCACCCCGAAGGCGGCCAGGATGTCGTCCGCCGGCGCGTCGCGCAGCGCAGCGGCGGTGCTGATGCCCATGGCTTCCAACCGCGGCGCCAGCCGGCGCCCTACACCCCAGAGATCGCCGACCGGAAACGTGCGCAGCACCGCGTCGCGGCAACGGGCTTCCCCGAGGTCAATCACGCCGTCTGCGCCCTTGGCCACCTTGTTGGCCAGCTTGGCCAAGGTCTTCGTGGGGCCGATTCCGATGCAGTTCGGAATGCCGGTCCACCGATGCACGCGCTGCCGCAGATCCCGGGCGAATCGTTCTCGGTTCCGCACACCTTCAAGGTCGATGAAGCTCTCATCGATGCTGTAGACCTCCACCCGGGGCGCGGCTTCGCGCAGGATGGTCACGACGCGGGCGCTCATGTCGCCGTACAGACCGAAGTTTGCCGAGCGCATCTGAAGCCCGTGGCGGCGCACCAGGTGCTTCAGCTCATGAGCCGGCTGGCCCATCTTGATGCCCAACGCCTTGGCTTCGGCCGAGCGCGCGATCGCGCACCCGTCGTTGTTGCTCAGCACCACCAGCGGAACGCCGCGCAGCGCCGGCTGGAACACGCGCTCGCAGCTGGCATAGAAGTTGTTGCCGTCAACGAGCCCGAACATGGCAGCTCCGGCGCTTGATCTGGCGGACGACCCCCACGACGGCGAATACCTCAACCTCGGTGGGTTGCTCGAGCACGATGGGCGGGAAGTCGGGGTTGGCCGAGTGCAGCTCCATGTGGCTCTCGAACAGCTGAAGCACCTTGCAGCTGGGCTGGTTCCCGTCCCAGATAGCAATGACCAGGTCACCGGCCTGCGGAGTAACCGACCGGTCCACCACCAGGATGTCCCCGTCGCTCACGCCGGCGCCACTCATGGACCAGCCATCGGCGCGGTAGAGAAAGGTGGCGGCCGGGTTGCGCACCAGCAGGCGGTGCAGGTCGATGGCCTCGTCCATGAAGTCGTCGGCCGGCGACGGGAAGCCCAGCCGCGCGCGCGCGGCGGCAAGGGGCACGAACTGCGCCGGGCCGTCGATCAGGGCGGGCCCGACGGGCCACGCCAAGGTGTGGGGGAAGGGGAGGGACTGCATGGGGCGTACTCTGGGAGCGGCTTGTCTCACGAGTCGAGACGGAACGCATATTAGTACAATTACTAATGACTGGCTGTGAGGGCGGGTCCGGCCGCTGCTAAACGTGTTCCGCCGCCATGGTGCCGGCTCCGCGCCAGTCGCGACCTGCGCGACAGCGCCCCGGTATCCTGCTGCAATGGCGAAAAGGCAGAAGGATCAGGCCTCATTGGAGGCCCAGGCAGAGGCCAAGCTGCAGCGTGCATCGGACCTTGAACGGGACACCTCGGGGAGTTGGCGAGCTCGTGCTCGCCGTCGGCAGAGCGCGCGACGGTTGAGGGCAACCGCTAGCGACGAACAACGCGCAGCGGGCATTTATTCCATCTCGGAACTGATAGAAGATCTTCCCTTCTGAGCTTTTGGCGAATCCTTTAGCTCACCTATCCGGTTCTGGAACAGACGCTCCCGGAGTTGCCAAGCTTCTATGATCGACGCGCCAAGTTTTAGTGCTGTTGGCAAGAAGGAGCGAAAAATTATCTTCACATATTGCGTCGCAAGAAACTAGTTCAATGCCATTCCACACGCCGCTAGTCTTGAACTTGCTGCTAAAAATAGCTGACAGCTTGGTGGCGAATTCTTCAGCTATCTTGATCGGAGTCTCCATAGGATAGACTACGTAGACCAAGAGTTCGTACGGATCGCCTTCCGTCTCGCGCTCAGTCATGTGCCCATCATCGACGTCGAAATAGAGTGCGCGAATGCCACCTCCGCTCTTCTTCGAAAGTTCGTCAACCTTAGATCTGACCCGATCCATTGCGGATTCGAACGCGTCAGGGAATGCTGACCTTCCGTAGCGCGCGGAAAGCCATCTGCGCAGAATCACTAGTTGGTCAGCGGAAAATTGTTGCTCAAAAAGGGCAGCATTCTGGAAAAAATGTTGCTTGTCAGGTGTCGTCTTGCTGCGCACGTCGAAGTGCAAGCATTGGGCGCTGCCGGTGTTTGCTCCGCAGGAAAGCTCGAGAATGCGCGGATTCTTTCCGTAAGTTTTAGATCCATCCGTTGACGAAGCCGTAGCCGGGATCCACTCGATCTTCGGCTCAACGGAACTTTCAGCCGCGATGTCGCAGTCATGGCTAATCAAAACCCCTAGCGTGCCATCTAGCATCGCTAGGGCTCCTTGCCACCAACTTAGATTCCTTTCTTCGCTCATGTTAGCGGCTCAGGTCAGGTCGACATCATCCAGTCGGCGAAGGCTACCTCGCGACCTCTTCTCAGCCAATCGAGCAGCAATCAGTTCCCGCTGACTAGCGCGTTCCTGGTGCGATGCAAGAATATTCTTAATGAGCGCATCTGCTGAAGAGCCAGCAGCAAACGCCTCCCAAAAATTCTTTCCTGAGTGTATGGATAGTGCCAGTGAGCTCTTGGCTGGAATGCCCGCTTCGGACAGCTTGCGCCCAGCATCTGCCAGTTGATCCAGCTTGATCTGCACGGCAGAGCCAGGTGCGGAGTTATCCTTCATCCAGTTATAGATGGTGGTTCGTGAAACGCCCATGGCTCTTGCCAAGTTTGCGCTGGTTGTCTGAAGTCCTTTGGTAATGACTTCCAATTGGTCGCGGATCGGTGCGACCACCTCACGTCGTACCTGGCTGTTACTCCCATGGTCTTCGACTCGCTCGACCCCAGGCACCATATAGCCGTGAGGATCAGTGCCGGCATAAAGACTGCCACCGGTGCCAGTCATCATGACGCCAGCAAAAATGGCTGCCGTGGCAAGATTCTTAGTTTTTTTGCTATGTTTGATGAAGGCCATTTTATTTCCAGTCCTCCAATGCCTCTGGTGTAACTATCGACCTAAAAACTTCGCTCAAGTCGGACTTTAGTGCCTTGAGGTGAGTTAAAATTTCCGCGCCATCGAATTCTCTAGCAAACCCATTCTGTCCTCCGAAGATTGCGTCCGAGTCAATCATTGCATGCACACCTTCAATGCCACGAAATCTTTCGGGAATTGGGGGTGCAATATGTATGAGATCCGCTGGATAGGAAAGTTGTGTGGATCTAGATAATACTCTGGCCTTGATACGTCTTTCTTCTTTAATCAGTAACGTTTCGTTGAATGTGTAGTCTGCATCCCATTCATCTCCCAATGTGCCGACAAGACCAAGAAACTCTGGGCGGATGTAACGAGTGAGGTCGTCGCTAGGGTGCGCCACTGCATCCAGAAGCCTCATGCCGATCCTCGTATACGAGTCTGGCTCGAGAATCCTTGATGTAACCTCAATTGCTTTTGCCAGTGCGCGCTCAAATACAGACATGGAATCAAACTCAACCGTTTGATACGAAAGTGACTGTTCGCGTAGCACGATAGAATGAGTGGAATCCCTTGAAGCAAACACATGCGCGATCGTCTGCTTCTGGCTGATTTTTGGCTCAGTCGTCCCGGTCGGATCGGCCTTCACCTCAAAGCCAGTCTGTATTGACGCTGAGTATCCTGGGAACCCCTCCTTACGGAGCTGATCTTGGAGCTCAGGTATCAGAGCATCCAACTTAAGGATGGGGCTGTGAAGCACCTGCACGACGGTGTAGAAGACGGGAGCCTTAGAGAGCTTGGCCATGTCAGTTCCTCGGGGGTGACGCCATTTTACACATAAGTTGACACTTTTTTGTGTGAAATTGGTCACGGCCTCCTGAAGACCTGGCCGCTGGGGAGGGCGATGCTTAAGTAACTGTATCTATTGAAAATAGTGACGAGTTCGGCAATTGCATTGGCTTGTGCCTAGAGGATCCCACGTCAGCTCGCGCGGAAGGCAAGTCTTGTGCCTAGCCGCTTGAACACACCACAGCTGCTGCTTTGCCGGTGAGCAGATCCAGCAGCGCCTCAACGGCAGCGCGCTTCTCCGCATCGTACTCAAAGAAGTTGTAGTGCCGCTTCTGGACGCCGCTCAGGCCGTGTGACTGCAGGTGACCACGAACCTCTTCGGACAGGCCCAGCGCCGCGAGCCGCGTTTCCACTGTGCGGCGCAGGTCACCTGGGGTGCACGGCGATGCCAGCTCACCGGCGGTCACCATGTTTGCCACGACTGGGTCCATGATTCCTCGCAACTCGTCATAGGTGGCGGGCGTCTTCCCGGCGGTGAGCGAGAACAGGTGTGGCCCGTCACTATCTCCTCGCAGGGTGGCGAGATCCATGGCCATCCGTGGGAGCAAGGGCACCAGATGCACTCGAGGGAGCCGGCGCCGGCCCTTGATGTCGAGCAGGCGCACGGACCCGGTACCGGTGTCTGCGTCGTGAGCGTGATCTGACCACTGCAAGCGGATCAGCTGTGCGATGCGCTGGCCGCCGGTCAGCAGGTGGAAGCGCAGGAGCGCGCCCTGCCGTCCGGGTATGGCCTCGATCCTTCGCCAGTACGCGCGAAGCTCGGCCACCGAAAGCACCCGGTCGCGCGGCTGTCCGCTGTCGAGGGTCGCAAGGTCGCGCGCGGGGTTCCTGGACACGTTGAGCGCGCGCAGTGCATCAGGGGCGGCCGCATCCTGCTTTGCCGCGATCGCCGCCGCATAGGCCGCACGCAGGTACGAACGGATCTTGCCGCCTTCGCGCAGCTTCTTGCCGCGCACCATGCGGGACAGGATGGGGAGCAGATCATCCAATTCGAGCTCAGAAGCGGGACGCGCCCACAGGGCCGGCCACGGTTCTTCGATGTGGCGCCTGATGGCAGCGCGGGTTGCTGCGGCGGAGACCTTGCCGGCATCCTCCAAGCTCTGGGCGTAAGCCATCATCAGCGCGCCCAGGGTTGCTCCGGAGCGGCGCGTCGACTCGGCCAAGGCGTCGGCCTTCGCACGTTCCGCTGCAGCTGTCTCGGCCGCGATCGCATCGCGCAGATCCCGTTCGCCGGCTTGATACCGGCGGGACAACGCCGCCGCTGACTCGCGCGCCGCGGTCAGTGCCAGGCCGGTGCCGATCAGCAGGCGGTCCCGCTGGCCGTTGGCCTTGGTGTATCGGTAATAGAATCGCAGCTGCCCGCCTGCCAGCTTGCGAACGTCCAGGCAGCCCGCTCCGCGCGGGGCCGGATCGGAAGCCCATTCGCCCGCCGGCAGAGCGGCGAGCCCCTTCGCTGTAAGCATTCCCTTCATTGCGCCCAT